TCCAACTATTCATTGTAGAATATCTTATTAATTCTAATTTTTTCATTTTATTTTCTCCTATTAAAATTTATTAATTATTTCAAAGGTCTATATTGTATTGCCTCAGCAATATGTTCGATCTCTACATTTGAAGATAAATTTGTTAATTTTAAAATTGAATCAATTCTTGATCTAATAGGATTTTGAATTTTCATTTTCCCCCTCCCGTTTGTCCTTCAAGTATAACACATCATCCACCGTTTGTCAAGCCTAACCCTAAAAAATTTTCCGCCATTACTCAACTGTTACAACTGCTAAATCCTCTAACCGATCAGTCAAAATATTTCCGATCTTGTTTTTATCTTGCCTTTTATAAGACAAATCACAAGATAAACAAATATCCCCTTTGCAATTAATATATAATTCATCCGTCAAAATATTCTCATCTTCATCCCGGCGTAATTGTTTTTCGGGTTCGATCCTCCGGGCCTCGTCTATCGTGCCGTTTAATTCGTTCAATACTTTAGCCCGGCCCTCATGTATTAAATAACGATAATCTAAATGCTGTCTTTCTCCAGCAAAACGCAAGCATTGAAGCCGCTTTTTTGCTTCTTCGTCTTGCTGTCCAGCATGGTAATCGCTCTTTGATATTTCAACTTGCGACATTTCATTATTAGAACAAAAACAATATAGGCGCATTACTGCTGTTAAAAATTCTAAACTCCCGCTGGACTTGCCGCCATTCGTGGCTATATAAAAATCGCCGACCTCCACGCCCCGGCTCTGGCATTGATCTATAAAATAATTAATGGCCTCCGGGTATAATGATGGCTCCCCACCTGAAAATGTAATCATGCCAATATAATCAATATTATTATTAAATAACGCATCAATCACGGCAAAATCAATATTTTTATTTTGAGCATTACCCCGCAAACAATGAGCGCATGAAAAATTACACTTCCGGGTAACTTCAAGTATTAAATTTTGAATATACATAATTTATTCCTTTATTTATTAAATTATTTTTTAAGTTTTTTATTCCAATAAGGCGCAAAGGCAAACGGGATTTCAAACCAGCGTTGTTTTGTTTCCTGATGCCAGAATTGCCCGGCCTGTATCCCGTCAAATTTTAAACCATGTGTTTTGATAATTTCAAAACTTATTGCCGTTGCTTTAACATATAAGTCTGATTCGTGATTATCAATTTTACACCCGGCATTTTTTAAGTCTGTGTATAAATCCGCTTTGTCCGGGCCCTGAATAATAACATCATATTTATTTATAGCATCAAACTTTTCGACCGGGTAAAATGGGCCCCGGATTTTCTGGCACTCTTCGCACTTATGAATTATTCTTTTATTGTATGTAATTTGTAGCATTTTTTTAGGGTTGATGTTTTCTTTTCCGCAACAATTACACATATAAATAATTTTCATAATTTACCCCTTTTTTATGAATTAAATTTCTAAATATTCCCGCCATTGATTTCTAGGATCAGAAATATAATCCTCCCATGATTTATATTTAATTACTTGATTATTTCGGTGTGTAATACTTCCGCAAGCCGAACATCTACGCCCGCCGCCAACATGCGCCCATCCCGGCGCAACAATTAAACAATCCTCAGCCATTTTAACCGTCGCCTCCGGCCTTTCCCGGTGAATTGAAAAGCCCGTGCCATATTCCCGGCATGGCTTATGCACTGTCGAAAAATTCCAGCCAAAATCAGAAGCTTCAAAATATCCGATTTTATTATCTTTTACAAAATATCCATAATTACTGCCCGGACTTGAAAAAACCCGAAAGCCCGCCTGTTTTAACTCTTGTCCAAATTCAAAAAACCATTCTGCCTTTTTTGTTTGTAACATAATTTCACCTCTTTATTTTAATAATATACGGGTACGGGGCCGGAATTGCTCCCGGCCCCGGCGGTTGGGTTTACGCTGAAGCCCCGGCGGTGTCCCGCTCTTCGGACTCTTCGGCGGTTTTCTGATCGTGTGTAATCCCTCGCATATAATCAACGGCCTTTTGCGCCCGGGCACTGGCAAGTATAACCATTTTTGGATCAGATTCTAATTTACTAATCCAGTTATTTATATATGCCTGCTGATTTTCTTCAAGTTTTTCGTTACTGATCCCGGTTAAGGCGCATATAAAAGCCGTGCCGATTTCTGCGGTTAATTCTTCCCGGCTGTAATTTTCATCCCCGAAAAATCCCGCCATCCCATCATCCCGATTGAGTCTGTACTTGTGGCCCGTACTATGCGTTAATTCGTGAAATAACGTGCCATAATAGGCGGGTTCAGATTCAAAAGTTTCCGGTTTCGGCATCTGAATTTTATCATCTGTCGGACTATAACAAGCCCGGCCTCCGCCGTGCTGAATAGGCGGCCTGTCCTGATAATTTTTGACAAAATTTTCCGCCGCTTCGATCTGCTTAAATTCCGGCATCTGTTTATCTTCTGGCTTTTCGTATTCGATACCTTCTGTTTGTTCAATATTAAATACTCGATAATATCTTAACAATGGAATTCGTTTGACCTTTGCTGATCCGTCTTTTTTGCGCTCCCCGGTTTCCCGCTCTAGCCATTGCCAGTATATCACCAATTCCGACTTAGAGCCTTTTTTAACCTTGCCGCCTAATTTATTTACTTGTTTAAATGTTAAATAATAAGGCTGGCTGAATCCATAGGCCATCATGTGAAACCAAAGTACTAAAATGTTTGCGCCCCTATAAGGTCTTTTGTTAATAAAATTCTTTGGCATACCTGTTGCGGCTTTCCAAGTCTTCCGCCACGGAATACGCCCCTTTTGTAATCCTTGAATAATCCTGTCCGTAATAGTTTGATAAATATCCGAGTTTTTCATTTTTTAAACCCTCCCGCATTTACCCGTTTAATGTTTGATCGGCCCCTTGCCGACCTGCTGAAAGTATAACATGCCGGGCCCTGTTTGTCAAGCCCCGGCCCAAAAATTTTTGAAAAATCCGGCGGCTTATAATTGAGCAAGGCCCCGGAATAAACTAGATAAAAAGCCCGGCAATTCCCGCCATAAATCCCGGTAATTCTTATTAAAAATACTGGATATTTTAAAATCCCGTTTGTTATGAATAATTGAGCGCATAGTGATCCCATTGATCCCGGAATTTCGGCAAGCGTAACCCTTACAGACTCCGGGCCTTTACTGGATAAAAACAGTATTATTTCCTGATCCGAGTAATATAGTTTCCCGGTAATAAAAGTATAGTTTATCCGTTATCATTACCAGTAATAGGATAGGTAATAGGGTAATTTATACCGGGAAAGCTTATATGTATATATAATAATGCCCCGTTACTGGCCCCGGCAGACTGTAATTTCCCGGGAATTATCCGGCTTTTTCTCATAACCCCTTGAAAATACTGTGGTTAATACTCCCCGGATTCCTGTAATTGCTTAATACTCCGGTTACTGATTAAGCATTAATAAGATTATTTAACGTAACGCCAGCGTTTAAAGCTTCCGCTCGATCCTCCGCCGTTTCCCGGTTCAGATATGATCCGTAACATTTCCCGCTGATCTGATTTACTACATAATAAATCGGATACTTGCCTGTTTCATTAATAATAATTGTAATCATTGAATTACCTCCTTTTACTGGATTATAATAATATAGCTACGACGCAAGCCGCCAGCATAAACAACATGAATAATATAAATACTCCGAAACCCAAAGCCCCGCAGACAAACAAGGCCACAAACATAATAGACTCACAAACAGCCCCGAATAGCCAAACCATAACCCGCCCGGCAAAATTAATTATTTCTAACATATATCTGATAATATTCGATAGCATAATTATATCCGATCTTTAATGATTATATATCCGGCCTCACTTGGCTGGATCATTCCAAGCTTGACCATTGCATTGATCCAATATAAGTTATGATTAAACGCCCGGCTGATCCGTTCCGCTTCCCGCAATGTGACTTTGTTTTTCATGTTTCGGCCCGCCTTTCTGGTTCAAGCATAGCATCCAGCCCGGCGGCTGTCAAGACCTCCAGCGAATTTTTTTAAAAAAAGTTTCCGCTCCCGTCGAGAAATGGCTTAAAAAAATTTTTTTTGATCCCGGCCCCAATCATCCCTCTATAATATTATTATCTCTTATATAATATAATCAGATAATTACAGTAAACTACAGTAGATTACAGTAAATCTACAGTATATTACCATTATCTGCTTATGCTTGCTTACAGTAAATTACAGTATATTACAGTAGTATACCGGAAGAAACCTCTGTAATTTATTATATATATCATTATAAGAAAAGAGATAATAAATATATCTGTATCTATTTCATAATAAAAGAAGTATAAGACTTATTATTTAAGACTGTCTACCCAAGCACTTGTTGACACGCACAATAAAATTGACCTCCCAAAAGATTGAGAATTGTACTTTTCCATACAAAGGATTGTATGTTTCCGTACAAGTGGGCCGGAGCCGGAGCCCCAAAGCGCAGGCTAGGCCAGCCAGTCAGTCTCTAAGCCTCTAAAGTCTCCAGAAAGATCTTTCTATTGATTACTTGCCTTGGTGCGAACAGTTTTACCATACAAGTGGTATTATAATGATTTTTGTATGGTAAATTTATCGAACCTTATTTATGGTTCGGTAATATTATGTGAGGAAAAGTAATATATGACCTTTTTATCGAATCTATCGAACTAAAATAGGTAAATTTTCTGGGAAATTTTTTGATTTCTGGAGAGATTGTAATTTTTGAAATTTAGGGTATCTCTGGAGATCTTCAGATACCCCTCAGTTTGGCTGAGAGGCTCCCTGTGGGCCGATCTCTGTCTTGGTGGGGGTAGGGCCGGAAAAACCAATAAAACCCTAAATTAAGGTAAAAATTATATAACATAATAATAATATTAATATATAATGGGGCGAGTACGGCTTGCCGGACGAGGTTAAACCCCATTTTATAAAGAATAATTCCGGCGTGAGCGTAGCTCACGATAAGAATTAGCCTAATAGTGATTAGAAATACGGTAAAAATAAACATTTTCTTTTTAAGCAAAATTGTATTTAATAGTGTAATAGACGGAGTGTGATATGGGAAAAAAATATACATTAGCTGAAGAATATCAACAATTGGCTTATGGACTCTTTCAGGAAAAATTATTTCGTCTTGAAGGAGAGTCCATGACGACTAAAGATGGAATAATTGAAGAATATATTTCGAAGTCGGAGTTGATCGAGAACGCCATTGAAGTCTTAAATGAATTCGGAAAGCTGATGGCTTCGGATAGGAGGTTGACCCATGAAATTGACTCAGGCGAGAGTAGCTCGGTATCTCCAAAAGCAAAAGCAGACTAATGATTATTTGCTGAAGATTATCAGCAAGGATCGAGAGGGTTTGATTTTATTGTCTCGGGCCCGGGGAGCTTTGCTGGAAGGAGAGAAAGAGCTTCGTAAATTGAACGAATATTTAGTCCGAGGAGGAAACAGTGAATGATCCAATTTATTTAAAAAAGAATGGTATTGCTTTTCCGTTGGAGAAATTAGGCTTTATTGAAAGACCTTTTCAATTTTGTTTGAAAGATGGACATGAGTGGACGGTATATGCGGATGAGCAACCTATTTATTTTGCTCGGAAAAGAATGAGAGTTTCTTCTAAGGGAACAATTAAACGGCAATATATTCATAGATATTGTGTTGGAACGAAAGATAAAAACGGGGTTGTGAATAAACATTGGGTTTACCCGGACGGGACTTACGACGTTTCGGGAGATCAACCAAGTGAATAAATTTTGAAGGAGTCTTAAATGAGTGCTGTTATTTCTGTGGTTCAAAATGCGGGACAGAGTTATGCTGAATATGCTCAAGAAGTAGCAAAGGAAATTTCTTATCTCCTCCCTATTGATAGTGCGACGGCAAATAAAACTAATAATCCAATTACGATTCCAGAATCAGGGACAGGTTATTCTTATGAGGTCTGGATTCGTTGTCGGTGTGATTTGGCTCCCAATGATCGAGTTGAAAATTTTAAGGCTTGGTATGATAGTGGGATGCCCGGATCAGGTTATACACTTACTGTAAACTCTTCTGTTGTAAATACTTATAATGCTCCTGCGGATTCTCAATCAGTTAGAGGTTCTCGGGTAGACTTTACGACTAAGAACGCTGAGGGCTCTTCTATTGCTTTAAATGGCACTTTGCAAAATGTTGGAGATTATACTTCATGGTTAGTTTTTCAGTTGGAGGTGGTTCCTTCAGCAGATACGGGTGTATTTGGAGTAGATTATATTATTCAATATGATGAGTATTAAGGAGTAATTATGGATTTAAGTCAATGGGCTGATGTTTTTAAAATTATTGGTGCTGGAGTAGCTATTTTAAATTTGATTGGTATTATTTTTATGGCTATAGCAAATAAAATGGCTTTTCATAAAATTATGACTAATGATTTGAAACATCTTAATGATAAACTTGATGGAGTAACACATAAGCAAGAGGATATTGAGAATAAAGTGGTATCATTGAGTGAAGATGTCTCATATATTAAGGGACAATATGATGCTGTTTTTCCTGTTACTTCTCGGCGTAGATCTACTCGTCGTTCAACTAAAAGAAAAACTCGTAAGAAAGTGAAAAAATAATGGATTTTAAAATTTCTGCTGGAGCCGGACAGCGTGGAAAATGTCCTGAATGTGGTAGAAAGGTTATGGCTATGGTTAGTTCTGGGATTAAAAAGTTGGTTTGTTCATGCGGCTGGAAACAGATTTTAACAAAGTATCCGAATAATTCTGTGAATCCAAAACAGATTATGAAAAGGTAAGGAGATAAATTATGAGTAGTAAGAGAACGGTATCTGATTACTTAGGTGCAGGCCCCGGGGCCTTTTTCTTTCATAAACAGAAAGAGGCTGAAGGGCTTTATAATTATTATGGTTTTATGCACCGAAGTGGTAATAGTTATATTTTAAGAGAAACTATCAGTACAGGTGATGCTGTATATGCTGATGGTGGTTTTAAATTGGCTTCTTGGGATCAGCGTGCGAGTTTAACTTATACGAATATTCAAGAAGTTTAATTAGGAGGATAAATTAATGAGTTTTTATAAAACAAAAGTCAATAAATTTACCGGATTATTACAGCAAGTTTTTAATGGATCTATTGTATCTATTAAAGCAGGTGTGGCCTCTCAAGCGGCTTTGCCTTTATCTGGTAATGCAAAAGGTGATGCTAGGATTTCAGCGGATAATGGACATCTTTATATTTGGACTTCTGACGAGATTTCTGGTGATTTATCTGACTGGGATGATAATGGAGATATTATTGATGTGGTTTGGGCGGCTATTTCTGGTAAACCGACCTCTGCTGTGGATGATATTGATGATGCGGTAACAAAAAAACATACTCAAGGAACAGATCAAAAACTTGATGAAGGTGGAGCAAATGAAGTTAATGTTGCTGATGTAAAAGATGCTGTTGATAAAAAACATATACAGGGAACAGATCAATCTTTGGGGCAGATGGAATCTAATGTAGATATGAACAGTCACAAATTGACTGGATTATCTGTACCAAGTTCTGTTGGTGATAGTGTTCGTGCAACGACAAAAATTACTGAATCTAATTTAGAAGATAGTATAGATAAAAAACATACGCAAGATACAGATTCTAAATTGGATGATGGTGGTAATGATGAAGTTTCTGCAAATGAAATAAGAATTAATGTTTTTAATCAATTAGTTACTTTAGTTCGCACTACGATTAAAAATACTTTAACGATTTCTGGAATTATTAATGGTTGGATTGATGGGTATATAGATCAATCTGGTATTGATGCTGGTGAATCTGAAAATCAAACTTATAATTCAGTCGATGATTATTATACACCAGTTTCGGGTTATGATGAATACACAAAACTTATGCTCCATTTAAACGGTGTTGATGGAGCTACTTCAACAACGGATGTATCTGCTTCTGAACATACTATTGGTTTTTCTGGTCAAGCTGAATTAGATACAGCACAGAAAAAATTTGGTTCTGCTTCATTAATTGTTGATGGTGATAGTGATTATATAACAGCAAGTGGAACTCGTTCTGATTGGCAATTTGGTTCAGGCGATTTTACGATTGATTTTCAATTTAGATTGAGTAGTGGATTATCGAGTAATTATCTTATGTCTTGTTTAACTGGTGGAACATATTGGCAATTACTATATACAAGTAGTGCATTTCAGATAGCATCAAATTCTTTATCTCAATCTGTTATTTCAGGTCTTGCTTCTTTAGATACTGAACGATGGTATCATTTAGAAGTTAATAGATGTTCTGGAACTTTTAGATTTTTTCTTGATGGAACAGAATTAACATTACAACAATCTGCTACTGGAAGTATGGCTAATCCTGATGCGGATTTGAATATTGGTGGTACAGGTGGTGCAAATGATTTTCCGGGATGGCTAGATGAAATTCGAATTTCTAAAGGAATTGCTCGTCATACAGCTAACTTTACTGCTCCAACAGTAGAATATTCTGGTGATAATGAAAACATGACTTTAGTTTCTGAAACTCTTTCTTTAAATTCTGTTTTTGATCGAGCTAGAATTGTTTGTATTGAAGAAGATATTGATGTTATTACTTTGAATACTGATTTGCTTTTATATGTTTCAAGAGATGATGGAACAACTTGGACTCAAGCTACATTAGAATATGGTGCAGTATTTGAAGGAAATGAGAAAACATTAATTGCTACTGTAGATGTTTCTGCTCAACCTTCAGATACGGATTTTCGTTATAAATATGTAACAGCAAACGAAAAATTAATGAAAATCGTTGCGACTGCAATATTAGGGGTTAATTAATATCTCCATGCCGCTGGATTGGTATGGGCTTAAAAAACATTTTCTTTTTGCCCTAAATTGTATTTAATAGTAGGAAAATAGAGGATATTAATTGATTAAAGTGATAAATTTGCGACGGCATAATCAAATATCCTTTGTTTATCGGAAACTAGAAGGTAATCAAGGAGGACAATAATATGGCTGATTTAAAAGCTAATGTTGGTCGGATTTTGGTTGGATCAAAAGAAATCGCCAACTGTGAAGGTATCGAAGTTGATTATGATTTCAACCCGATCAAGCACTTTGCAGCCGATAGACAGTATCCGATTTTTGTTGCTCATGGTAATTCTGAGTTGACAATTACGGTTGACTGTGCAGAGTATAAGGCTGATAGTACCTATGCAATTGATACGATTGCTCAGAATGGTACAGCCGTTACGGTTCAGCTTTTGGCTGGTTATCGTGGTGGCGGAATTCCGGCAGCTACTTATACGAATTGTGTGGTTGTGCAGTATACGGTAACGTCAAGACAGGGTGATGTGGTTAAGGCCCGGGTTATTTTGAGTAAACAGTCTGATACTTAATACGATGGAATTTAAGGAGGAAAATTTTATGAATTTAAGTGAAAAAAGACATGGCTTTCTCCGAACATCCATTCGTAGTGTGGATGAGGAAAATTATAGGATTACCCATACTATTAATACTAAGGTATTGGATCGTCATGGGACTGTGGTTTTACCTCAAGGTGTGGATGCAACTCATTTCCTTAATAATGCGGTGGTTTTATGGTCGCATAATATGGACGAAGCTACACCTAAAATTCCTATCGGAAGATGCGTTGATCTGGATATTCGTGAGGAAGAAATTGTAGCCACAACTGAATTTAATAAAAATGATCCTTTGGCGGTAAAAGTTTTTAATGCTTATAAGGATGGTTTTTTACATGCGTGGTCAATTGGTTTTATGCCGTTGAAGTATAAACGGTTTGATGAGGAAAATAGGGAAGACCTTAATAAGAAGTATGGTTTGAATATTACTTCTGAGCAGATTAAAGATGCTGGTGGATGGGGTCTGTATCTTATTTATAAATGGGAATTGTTTGAGTATTCGGCAGTTCCAGTGCCCGGAAATCCTGAAGCGTTAAACGCTGATAAAGCTGATGCGTTTAAACGGGAATTGGTTGTTCGTGGTTTAGTGGATGAAAAATCTGCTGAAAAATTGGATATTCGGGAAGCTCTTAAACGGGATGAGGAAACTTCCGAAGAGCAAACAGAAGATGAAAACAGTGAGTCTCAAGAAGAGGCTACTGATTCTAATATTTCTGAAGAAGACACTGAGGAAAATACGGAAGAGACTACGGCTGAAGAGGAATCGACTGAAGAAACAGAAAATACAGAAGAAACCGAATCGTCCGAAGAGGAAACCGAGGAAGCCGCAGAAGAAACTTCAGAGGAAGATGAGATTTCTCCAGAAGAGTCTGCTGAAGATAATGTAGAGGCCGAAGAGACGGATGGTGAAGAGGCCGAGCAAACTGAAGAGGCTATGGAGGAGAGTACCGAATCTAATGAGTCAACGGAAGATGAAACCGAGGACTCTGAGACCGTCGCTGAGAACACCGATATTGAGTCCGAAGAGCAAACAGACGATAAACAGGCTCTTGAACAAAAAGTCGATGAACTCACTCAGAGAAATCAGGAATTGTCGGAGAGAGTGGCTAAGATGGCGGAAAAGATCAATGAGTTGGATAAACTTAATCAGGTCTTGGAAGACATCAAGAAAAGTCTCGATGTTGATAACATAGATAAAATTCGGGAGGCAGCCCAAAAGAGAAAACCGGGCCAGAATCCTGAAACATTCTTTAGTGATTTTTTGAGTGTTTAATCAGAAAATTACGGTTTAAGGTTAAATCGTTTCAATAACAAGGAGGAAACTTAATATGGATTTCGTAATTCCTGCTGGATCAGCAACCAATCTGCCTAAAGAATTGGTGGATAAAATTGTTGAAGATGCCATCGAAAAGTCTTTGATTCTTCGGATGGTCGATTCTCGGGATCAACTGATCGAAATCGTGAACGAGGGAACTATCCCGGTTATCGGTGAAGAGGATCTGGATAAGGTTTATCGGATTGATAATACGGCTGATATTACCACGTTGACTGAAATGAGCTTCGACATCAAATCGCCTGATTTGGAACCTGTCGAATTGGGTACTTATATCTACCTGAAGAAAAAGCAGGTGGCCCAGTATCCTGAGCTTAAGCTGAATCAGTTGTTCCGTAACAAAATTAGCCGGGCTATTGCTCGCACGGCTGATAAGATCGCCCTTACGGGTGACACAACTGCTATTGGTGCGACTAATCCTCTCACTATCGCAGACGGTATCGTGAAGTTGGCTAATTCGGCTAACGCCGCCAACTCCCCGGTAGAGTACACAACCTCTAATTCCCAGAATATCTTGGATGCTGTGGCGGAAGCCCAGAATGACCTTGGTGTTTATGGATCTGAGGAAGACGTGGAAGATACAGTGCTTTTGGGTTCTGCCGATTTCGTTACGGCTGCCAAGAAGTCTGCTGACAAGAACATGGTCGGTTATGACATCGACGATGTTCCGGCACTGGGTCTGAAACGGGTGGTTCATATACATGGTATTCCGCTGGTTCGTAGACTGCAAGTTACGGGCGAGAAAGCTATCTTGGCGAATATGAAGGGTGCTTTCGCTGGATATTACGGAAATATCGAAGTGGATGTGGAACATAAGGCTGGTCGTCGGGCTGATTTGCTCGTCGTGACATATTGGTTCGACTTCGTGTGGGCCTATATTAACGGCAGCAATAAGTCTGAAGGTTTAATCACCATTCAGAAAGCTAGTTCCTAATACTCGCTGAAAAATTGAAATTTATGGCTTTAGGCCCTGAGCCAAAATCAGGGCCTACTTTTTGAAGCTTGATAATCCAAAATAAATTGATAGGAGCTTAAATATGGCATCCTCGATTCGCCTCATATCAGATGAACTTCTTACCTATATTCCTAATCCTATCACAGGTGATTTTCAAAAACAAAAAAATTATGTAATTCCAAGACCACAGGGAAAGTCTTTGATTGTGGCTTTCGTTAATCATGTTAGCGAGGGCTCTAGGATTCCCGCTTTAATTAGATCTGCATTAAAAAAAGATCTTGGTATTATTTATGTTTGTAATAAGATGCCATCTGAACCTATCCATGACCAGCATATTTATTATATTGAAACTCCTGATAAATGGTTTTTACATACAATCTTTTTTAATCCTTTAATGTTTGCCTCAGTTTACGGTTCTCGATCTGCGATTCGTTTAGCTGAGGCTTTTTCTGCATTTACTAAATATTATATTCCTATTATTCGTAAAGAACGTGATGTAAAAAAATTATCGGATGATTTTGATAATAATAAGAATAATGTATTGGTTGAAATTTTTGGTGGGGTGGGAGATCATTTATTAACTATACCTTCTTTAAAAACTTTAGCTGAGAAGGGAAAACGGGTTTATGTTTTATGTGATGCTCATCGGAATCCCTGTTTTCAAAATTTGTCTTATATTAGAGGTATTTATTCTAAAAGGCATGAAGTAGATATTTCAAAATTTCCTAAAGTAATTTATCTAAATTTTGGACAACTCTTGAATGATTATCGTCAAGATTTTAATAAGCAAAATAGAATTTATTCGGTAGCTGAATTATGCGGTCTACAACCCGCAGATTTAGTAATAGATCGCCCGGAGATTATTTTAACAGCAGATGAAAAGAATAATGCACAGAGGAAATGGGGCCCTTATCAGAAGAAGATTTTTTTAGGTTATGATAGTGCACGGATAGATTCTAAATTACCAAATAATTTAACTCAAGATGTAATTAATCGTTTTAAGGCTCGGGGATATACCATTTTTGTGGCCTCGGTTAGGCGACATAGTTTTCAGAATTGTATTGATTTGAATAAAAAGACGACAGTGAGGGAATTGTTTTCGTTAATCGCTATGATGGATTGTGTGGTAACGGTTGATACTTCTTTTTTACATATTGCCGGAGCATTTAATAAGAAAACTTTTTGTTTAATGAATTATTTTAAACCTGAATGGCGGTGTAGCACTTATAAAAATTGTGTTCCATATACGCCAAAGGTTTCTTGTTATCCCTGTGTAAGTAAACAGTTTGTTTCTTCGAAAGAATGGCAATGTCATAATAAATCTTGTTATACTTATCATAATTGGGAGCAGTTATATAAGGATGTGGGAGAATTTTTTATGACTCGAGAGAGACAAGAAAAAGAAACTATTTCGGTTATTAAAAATTCAGAGGTCAAATTACCTGAAATTATTAGTGAAGATAAGCTTCCGGGGAAAGTTATTTCTGTAAGAAAAATACCTACTAAAAAAATTGCCGCATTTTGGATGGGTGGTCTTGGAGATGCGGTTATGTTGAATTATTTATGTCGAGCAATTAGGCGTAAATGGCCAGGGAGTCAAGTAGATGCTTTTGTAAGAGATCTTCAACAAGTACAAGTCTTTATTTTTGATTATCCTTATATTAAGGCGCAGTATTCTACTCAGAATTGGCGTAGGACTTTTGATAAGATTAAAAATGATTATGATATTATTTATGAGTTTCGTCCCTATCCTTATGTATGGTATAATTTTGATGAATCTTTAAATCAAGAATTTAATTCTGAATTATATAATAATTGGCAAAAATCCACAGGATATATTTTAGATAATTGGAATAGCCAGACTTTTCGTTATTATGCTGAGAAAACTGATTTAGATTTAATTGATTCAGATTTAGAAATTCCTATGGTAGATCGGGCAGGTTTATTTAGTGGTTTAAAAAATAAATATAAGTTACCGGATCAATATATTACCCTGAGTTCTGGTTGTGACCAAAATGTTGGTATTTTGAAACTTTGGCCGGAATATAAATGGGAGAGCCTAATTGAAAGATTGAAGAAGCGGGGTTATGAGATTATTCAATTGGGCGGTAAATATGACATAGAATTAAAAGGGGCAAGGTATTTACGGTGTGATAATATTATTGATTTAATGTATGTTTTAAATAGAAGTTTATTACACATTAGTAATGAGGGTGGTTTGGTTCATTTGGCACATGCTGTAGGGACAAAAGGTGTTGTTTTATTTGGCCCCACAACACCAAAGTTATATGGGTATCCAGATAATATAAATATTTATCAAGGGGTCTGTCCTTCTTGTTGGTGGACAGTACATGGTTGGAGTAGTAAATGTAAATTAGGGTATCAGACTTGTAAGAATATGGATCGGATTACGGTATACCGGGTGTATTCTAATATATTACGGGAATTAAAAAATGAGACTTGATTTCGAATATGAGAATTTATTTTGCGACCATCTTTATAAGACTTTGAGATTTATCGGCTTGGCTTGTGGAAAGTTTAGTACTTATTATGAAAAAGCATATTTTATTCGAGTTACAATATTAAACCAGAGGTGTATATTTTCAATATATTTTAGGGGGTTATTGTGAAACCAATTATAAAAGAAGATTTGATTTTATTTTCTAATAAAAAATCTGGAATGAGTATTATAGAATTGATTCAATTATGTCGATTGGTTAGACAAATAAAACCTAAAAGAATTTTAGAAATTGGAACTAAATATGGTAGGACAACTATTAATATGGCTAAGTTTAGCCCATCAGATGCCAAGTTAGTTTCGGTAGATATTAAAGTTTTAGATAAGCCAGAATTAGTGAATCTTCCAGAATATTCAAAAATAAAGTTTTTACAGGGAGACACCCGTATATTTGATTTTGTTGGTCACGGTTTAATTGGATTTGATTTAATTTTGGTGGATGCAAACCATAAAGAATCTTTTGTAATTAATGATACAAAAATTGCGTACCGTTTAATTAATCCCGGAGGAATTATTATTTGGCATGATTATAATAAAGATAGTCAATATCATAATATTGAAGTTACTCAGGCTTTAAATAAAATGAATATAAAGCCTAATGTAATTAAAAATACTTCTTTGGCATGGTTAAGGGTGGAATAATTTATGAATATTAAAAGAAAACTTTTATTTGCCGGAACAACCTCTTCTGGATCATCTGCACTTTTTGATTATTTTCGTTGCTTTAAAAAGACTTGTGCTTTGGTTAGTGAATTACCACAGGTATGGCGGAAGGATTTATATTTAAAATGGCGGCGAGAAAGTTTTAATAATTCTGATTATTATAAAAAACTTTTAAATCAACAGATTCACAAAGAGGCAGAAAAAAGATTTGGTGATAAATTAACTGGCTCGGTATTGTTGTTAAATAATGTAGTGACTTGTTTAACTCTACCGGGGATTGAATTATTGGATAATATTAAAGTTTTTTGTATTCTAAGAGACCCAAGATCGACTTGGTTAAGGAGAAGACAGCTTTGTTTAAAGCACGGTAGAAATATTCAGGTAACACAATTTATTCAAGAATATTTAGATCAAAGAAGAACTTTTGATAATCATTTGAAAAATTTGAAAAAGAATAAGGATTGTATAAAGATTATTCATTTTGAGGATTTTTTATTAGATGAGAAGATTAAATTAGAGGCGGTAAAATGGGCCGGGTTTAATATAAAAAATTATCCAACACAACCTAAATATGCTCCTTTGCCGAAGGAAAAATCTATTTTATGGCATCATTATTATGAGAATCAAAATGAAATTCAATTAATTAAAAAAATGTTACCGGAATATTGCCATGAAAAAGTATAAAATAGGAATTACATTTGGTGCCTATGAAATCTGGCACATCGGGCATTTGAATTTGATTCGTCAGGCTAAATCTAAATGTGATAGATTGATTATTTGTATTAGTGATGATGAATATATTGCTTCAAAGAAACATCATAGTGCTTCTATTCCTTTACAATACCGTAAAGAAATGATTGAGGCTTTAAAATATGTGGATATGGTAGATGTTCAAAGTTTATCTTGTGGTAAAAAAGAGTTGGTTGAAAAATATCGGCCAGATGTTATTTTTGTTGGAAATGATTGGACACCAGAAACATTTACTGGTGAGGGGCTTGGGGTACCTGTGGTTTATTTGAATAGAACAAAAGGAATTAGTTCTACTTTATTAAGAAATAAATACTTTAAATGAGGCTTTATGCTTAAATTAAATTTGGGCTGCGGTGAGAAAAAATTAGAAGGTTTTATTAATGTAGATATTCGTGCTGATATTAATCCAGATATTTGTATGGATATATCTAATTTATCCAGATTTAAAACTAGAAGTGTGGATTATATTTTAGCCCATGATATATTAGAACATTTTTCTCATTCTGAGGTTTGGGATGTTTTAGCTGAATGGATACGTTGCTTAAAAGTGGGCGGTAGGATTGAGATTCAGGTTCCTAGTATTGATCGAATTTATAAAGATAGGGATAAGATTATTAAAAATCATAATGGAGATTCATCTAAAAGATTTTCTCAATTAATCTTTGGAGGCCAAACATATTCGGCTAATTTTCATTGTGTTTGTTTTACTCCTGAATTTTTTAAATTAATGATGAAAAAATTAAATTTAGATCTTGTAAAATATTTTCCTGAAATTGGATTATATAATCATAAGATTATTTTGGAGAAGAAAGCATGAGTTTAAAAAAGAAGAAAGTACTTTGGCTTACGGATTACACCAATATTGAGGTTCCGGCAGGCGGAGCAGAAATTACAGATTCTTATGTGATTCAGGCAGGTAGAGCTTTAGGTTATGATATTACAATTTCGAGACCATGTAGTTTGAGATCTAATTTATTGACCGAAAGTGATCTGATTATTTTTAGTAATTGTTATGAATTTACTAAACCTGTTAGAGATAAGGTGATAGCAGAAAAACCTTATGTAGTTTATTCTCACGATTCTGGTAGATGGATGAGCGTTTTAAAAGATACGCCAGAGATGATGCAGAAAGCGGTGGCGACGATATTTTTATCTCCATTACACAGAGAATGTTTTAATAAATTTTTAACTGATGCTAGGAATATTTTTTTGGTTCCTCCCCATATTCCCTATACTTTTTATGACCAAGGTCAAGCTCGGATAAATAAAATTATGTTTGTTGGAAATATTCATACAGGAAAAGGTGTAGAGGAAATTATTCAATATGCGAAAGAAAACCCGCATTTAATTTTTGATTTTTACTATCAACGGCATGATGGTCGATTATATAATCAACTAAAAATATTAAAGAATTGTAATTTAATTGGTTATGTTCCTAAAGAGCAGATTTATGAGAATTATAATAGATACCGTTATTTCATTCATATCCCTCGTCATTATGAGTCTTTTGGTCGTGCTGTTGGTGAAGCCTATTTATGTGGGTGTAAATTAGTGGTAAATGAGCGGGTGGGAGCAATGTCTTATGAATGGGATTATCAGACTTTTAGAGAAATGACTATGCAGGCTCATTTTATGTTTTGGCGTAAATTAGAGTCTATATTATATTAAAACATTATATTTTAGGGCAAAATTGTATTTAATAAGAGGAGTAATGTAAGCTGACAAAGGAGTAGAACAATGAAAACTTATGTTTATGGCAGGCATACTTATGGAGATAAGGTTATCATATCCTACCTAAAAACCGCCTTAGAGAATTGTGAATATCTCGGAGAGCGGGTTGACTTATCTCGGATTATTCCAGATAAAGAAAATTTGATCGTGATTTCAAATTCAAGCCTTTTTCATATAGATCAGGATAAGGTCTTGGGTTATATTAACAAAGATCGGACTAAGCCATTAATGGTTCTTCGTAAAGTGAAGACTTTTGGTACGGTTTTCTTTGGCCCAAATTTTAAGGTTGAAAAGATTACCACAAATAAATCATATACTTTTGCTGGTATGCTTTATTTGCCGGAAAAATATTTAACAGCATTGCCAGAAGATAAGAAAACAATAGCGGAAATTTTTAGGACAGTTCCTTATGAAGACTGGAGATTTTATATTATCTCGAATCGGAGGAAATAATGAGAAGAGATAAACGTCCATATCCAAATGAACACGCTGCGAGGATAAAAGAGCCCGGGCAATATGATCGTTTTAGGAGAAAGAATAATGAATTCGGTGATGGTATTCATGTTATTTATGGGATTAAAGAAGAAGAGGATGTGACTGAGGTTCAGTCTATTCGTTTTAATTCTAAAAAGTTTACTGTAGCTGAAGCGAAAAAGTGGTTAAAAGATCACGATTGGAAATATATTAAATTTGAACCTGCTGCTGATGAAGAGGCACAGAAGAAATTTTTTGGTTCTTTGATTAAAACTCGAAGACCCTATTTAGACCGGAGGAATAAATAATGCCGAATTTTTCAATACCATATACTACACCAGCAAATTATACTTATGATTCAGATAAAATTGAAATTGTAAACGGCATTGCCCGGTTAAAATTACAAAACAGTCTTCAATCTTTTACCGAAGATTTTGCAGATGATACAGGCTTTATTTATGATTCAGATTTAGCAGAGTTTTCTGGTGGTAAATTACAGCAGAAAGATAAAAGACCCTCTAATGCTACATTTTATGCTAGTTATAACTCTGATATAAATGGTAATTGGGGTAATGGAGTTTTAACCGGAACTCCTATTGGTGGAGCTTCAATTAGTGGTGGAAAATTAGATTTAGCTCATTTAGATAGAAGATATGTTGATTATAATGCAGTTGGAAATGCAGATAGTCAACAAGTTGGGTGTATACGATTTAAAGTTACACCAAATTACTCTAACGCTCCTTCAGGAGATAGATGGTTTTTTGCTATATGCAAGGCTCATAATGATGTAAAAAACACAATAGAATTAAGACATTCAAATTCAGGGGCTTATTTAAGACTTCATGTTTACGATAAAGATGGAAATTTTGTAGTAGAGCATCTTTGTGGAATTTGGAATCCAATTGCAGGAACAGAATATGAAATTGAAGTAAATTGGGATTTTACTACTGGTGCAACAAGATTATTTATAAATGGTGTGCAAAATGGTTCTACATGCGTTAGTACCTGTCTAAGAGATTCTAATATAGGATTATTAAGAATTGGAAGTGATTATGATAATGGAAGTAGCACCTATTCTGATTTTAAAATAAATGATTTTTTAGTATTTTCAACTGTTCAACATACTTCTAATTATACTTCTAATTGGTCAAATATTTATGAATATGATTATGTTGAATCCTCTGTAATTCTTCCAGAAATGGAACACACTTTACCCGGAGATTTAACAACCTTTGATTCTTTTGTTACAGTAGAATCAGGAAATCCTAGATATACATTACAAATTGGACGAAGTGGAAATTATCTTTATTGGAATGGAAGTGCTTGGGTTACTTCTGACGGCTCTTATGCACAAGCTAATGATGAAGCTACATTTAATGCCCATGTTGATGATTTAGATGTTGATGGCGAAACTTATGGACAATTTAAGATTCATTTTGATAATTCTAATACACAAAGTTATGTTGATACTTTAACTGCTAATTTATATATGGACACTGGTTATCCTACCAGTAAACCAACAATATATAAAACTGATGGTGATTCGATTGCAAATATAGAAGAATGGATAGCTTTTACTGAAACTTTAGGAATTAATAATGAAGGTTCAATTGTTTATCAATTATCAGAAGATGCGGTAACTTGGAAATATTGGAATGGGTCTGCATGGGCAAGTGCTGGAGCTTCAGATTATAATTCTGTTACAGTTGTTAATAATAATATTGGAGATTTTCCAGCCGATGAAGATAAAATTTATGTTAAAGCTATATTTATTTCAGATGGTACTCAAAGAGTTGAATTAGATTTAAACGAAATTGGATATATTATTAATACTGCTCCTACATTATATGCAGGAACAAATAAAAATGTAGTTTATAATGTGGCTATGAATCCTTTTTCAGACGCAACATTTTCTGATGCGGAATCAAATATTGTTAAAGCTGAATGGAAAGAAGAGGGTGGTGCTTATGCAGAAATTTCACGAGGAGTTTATTCTACGCTTTTAGAAGCTGTTCAGGCATTTAGTTATACACCTACTCATTCTGGAAACAAAACATTGTATTTGAAGGTTACGGATTCCTATGATGCGGCCACTGAAGATACAATGGTTGTTAATGTTAATCAAGTAACTGTGACTATTAATATTAAAGATTCTGATGGAAACCATTTATCCGGGGCTACTTTTACGCCGGGAGATGGCGGAGATTCTTCTAGCCAGACGAGCCCATATTCCTATACTTATTTGATAGGGACGCATACAGCTACGGTTACTAAAACAGGCTTCGTAGATTTATCTCAATCAGTTACGATAGAGATAGCGACTACTGAGGTAAACTTAGTTATGACGAGTGTGACTCCATTATCGGATTTGACAATTTCTGTTACTTTACCGGATTCTATTAGTGCGGGAGATGCTATGGATATTCCCTGTGACGTAAGCGGTGATTTAATTGGTTATAAAATTAGGTGTGAAATTTTTGATAATGATGGAGAGGAAATTAAATTAGGTAATACCGCCGCTGGCGGATCAGAAACTCAAATAGCCAATACTGTTTTGTCACAAGGTAAGTTTTTAATTCAGGTAGCATCGGATTTGACAACTGATTTTAATCCATTATCTTTTATTGAAATAGAAATCGAAAATGTTGATGGTGAAAAATATACTATTTATAAATCACAGATAGAGATTAAACAACAGGAGTTGAATTGGGAGACTCCTTAATCGGAGGTTAATTAATATGATAAGTAAATCTGATTTAGCCGCACTGTTAGACATGAATGATTCGGATCTTTCTTTATCTGTTTATCAGTGGGCGATTAAACAATTTTTTCTGTCAACAGGATTAAAAGAAGCTGATGAACAGAAAACAGACACAAAATTTGTAAATACTTCTACGCTGTATTTTAAATTAAAAAACACTAATATTAAATCTATTGATACAATTAAGGTAGATAATGAAGAACAGGATTTTACTTTATTCTCTGATTTAAAGTTTAATCCTGATACCGGGTTAGTGTATTATTCTGGTGGGTTTGGTGGTGGTCAATTGGTTGAAATCACCTATACAATTAATGGATATACTCACCGAGATATTCACGATTATTTGGTAGCCATTTTAGCAGCTAAGGCGTTATCTATTTTTACTCCAGATAAAATCCAGCAAGTAAAAATGGTTCGGATTGGAAAATTTCAAAAACAATTTGGGGCTGCTTCTTCTAATTTAGAAGATTACCAAAAAACTTTAGATGATGAGATTGATAGGGTAGTTGATCTGATTAATGAAGACGATGGTAAAATGACCCTTGGACAGGTATTATAAGGATTAATTTATGGCTAAAGAAGGTAATTATATACAGGATAAGAAATGCCCTAAATGTGGTAAACGCAAGGTTTATGTGGTTCCTACAAAAACGGGTTATAAATATATTTGTAAGGCTTGTAACGAAGAATGGGGAGCGGATTAATGTCTGATCCTATTTTTAATAATTTATTAACGCAGACTTGTGATATTTATCGTAGAAATTTAGATACCTCTTCGGTAGATGAATGGGGTGCGTCGGATGAGACAATTGCTTTAGTCACCAGTGCCGAACCTTGTTTATTTCAACAGAATGATGAGAGCATTGAGTTTACCAGAAAAGGTGAGAAATTATATACTCGACTTATGGTTTTTATGAAACCTACGGCTGATATTCAAGAGGACGATATTTTAGAATTTGAAAGTAAAAAATATCGAGTGGTGGCCGTAGATGATGCGGCGGGACAAAGCCATCATTATGAATTATTAGTAGTAAATTTGGAGAATTAATATGGCTCGGGATTTTATGGTAGATGATACAGATTTAGCTCATTATATTACGAGCCTTGCTGCCGTTCCTCGAAAGGTTGGAACTAGAAGTGCTCGATGGGTTAGAAAAATGACTCGTTTTACTGAACGTAAGATGAAACAGTTTTCTAAATCTAAAAGTATTAGATCTACTGGAAAATTATCTTCGAGTATTTCTTCTCAGTATACTTTGACTAATAAATATATTGAGGGTATGGTTTTTGTACCGTCGGATATTAAATATCAGTTCGCCGCTGAATATGGTATTCGAAGACGTTTTAAAATTTATGGTCAACCTAGAATGACGTTTCCATCAGAGCATTGGAAAAAAGCAAAACGGTTGACAGTAGGCGTACCCCATAGAGGTTATTTTGTTTTTACTCAAGTTACTCGGGGTAAATATAAAGGTCGTAGATATACAGAAAAATCTTTTAAAAGTTTAAAGCAATATTATTCCAGAAATGAGTCAAAAATTTTGGAAGATATTGGTAGAACAGTTTTATTTGCGAGGTAATAATGAAGGTAATCGGTCAACGGGTCATAGCTTATTTGAAAAGTGATACTACTTTAGTTAATCTTTTGGGTAGTGCACGGAATATTTATGCTAGAGGATTAAATGAGCCAGATAATCGTCCAGCTAAATCTGTTATTATTGAGTGTAGTCCGGGAGAAGATTTGAATTATGCGGCTGGACAGATGGATGATTTTGATATTGAAGTATGTGTGAATCGACGGGAGGCTAACTCTTATTCTGTTTTAATGGATATTGTTGGTCGAGTAGATGATTTAATTAACAAATCTGAGGTTAATTTAAGTACGGCTTCATGGAAAATTTTAAATTTAACTCGTTCAGACTCGCCTACTCGAGGAGCCTTAATAGATGAAAAAACAAATGAATATTATTTTTTGATTCGATATTCTTATATTTTAGATGAGAGTTCATAAATCTGGGTAAAGTGACCTAACAAAAAGGAGGAAGAACAATGTCTGAGAATACTAAAGTAGTTTTATCACAACCGACGGAATATGAGGTTCGTAATGGTGTGACCCTTAAGGTTTATCCCGCCAGTTTGGAAACAATCGCTCAATTAGAATCTAAAATTCAGAAATTAGAGAAGATTTCTGAAAAAACTTCTTTGAAGCAGCAGGTGGATCTTTTTGTGGATGTTGTTTATGAATTAGTACGAGAAGATAATGATATTAAAAAGACTGAATTGAAAAAGGTTTTAACAGTCGAAGCTTGTACTAAAATCATTCAGACGGCAGTTGGTACGGTGGTTGGTTTGACTCGTTAAAGGAGATCAAAGTGACAGATAATAAAAAATTATTTTCCATTGTAGATGTATTGGCTTCTGAGTATGGCTGGAGTTTAGAGTATTGTTTAAGTTTACCCAGTGATGTGGTTATTGGTTTATTAAACGCCATTCGCCATAGAAAAGGCACTTATGCAAAGCTTTGGACGAAATTAATTGGTGCGGCTTGTGCCGCTGGTTTTGCTGGTAAGTTAGATAGGCTCGATAAAATTTTTACTGATACCGAAGGGTCTACTCCAGAAGTTGATAAAGCAGCTTGGAAAGGTCAAATTAAATCAATGTGGATGAAGGTTAGGACTAAAGGGAAGAAAAATTTAAGTGCTGAGGAATATAAAACCTTAAGTAAAAAATTCGAAGATCAGTGGGCTTCGGGTAAAGACGTTAAGTTTTAAGGATAACTATGGCTGAGAAAAAATTAAATATAAGAATTCGTATTGGATTACAGCAAGTACAACGGGCTGTCGGTTCTCTGAGTAGAAGGTTTAATCTTTTAAGGTCTTCTTTACGGGCGGTCTTTCGTACAGGTGTTGTTGCTGGTTTCTTTGCCGCTTTGCGTAGCGGTGTGCAGATTATTACAAATTTACAGGCGACTATTAGAAAACTTGGGACGGAATTTTTACAGCTTCGTTTAAAGGCAACTGAGACCGCTGCAATTATTACTAAAGGTGGCATAGGATTTACCTCTGTTTTTGAACAGGCTCTTACTATGTCCAGAGATTTGTCCACTCAGATTGGATTTACGGCTAGGCAAATTCAGGAAGGTATGATTACGGCGGCACGTTCTGGGTTACAGTTACAGGAGTCTTTAACAATTACCGGAACAGCTATGCAGTTAGCTACCGCTCATGGTGAAGAGTTTCAGACTACACTAAATGATTTGATTGGTACTACTCGGGCTTTTGGTGTGGAGCTTTCTGAAATTCCAGTATTTGCTGATGCTTTAACTACGGCGGTTACAGAATCTAATGTGAGTCTTTCTGGTTTATTTGCTGGTTTGAAAAGAGTGGCTTCTGTTGCGGCTACGGCTTTTGGTGAAACCAGAGAAACTATTGTTGATACGACGGCAGCATTAATGACTATGAATGATGCGGGTATTCAGTCACAAAAGGCGGGGACTCGATTAAGAGCGGCTTTTCAAAAATTACTTGGTGGTACAGCTAAAACTACGGCGGCTTTTACTAAATATGGAGTCAATTTATTCCGGGCTAATGCGGAATCACAGAAATTTTTAGATACTCTGATGAAAGGTCAGAGGGCTATGGCTGATTCCGAAGAGGAATTAAACCGATTAAAAAATCGTCAATTTGAAATGGTTATTGCCGGACAAGAAGGGACAAAAGAATTTGAAAATTTACAAGAGCAGTTAGATGATGTGAATGGAACTTTAGGTACTCTAGAAGAGGGTGTGGATAATGTTTATCGTCAGTTTACTTTAGCTGGTGGTAAATTAAAGCCATTTTCAGAAATTTTAAGAGAAATAGGGGAAAGGGCCCCGGCGGAGGTTATTGGTAGAGCTTTTGGTATTCGTGGTGGTGAGGCTATTATGCGTCTTTTAAAAGACGTAGATAAGTTTGATAAATTTAAACGCTCTATTGAGGGTTATATTCAGGCTTCAGAAAGGGGTCAGAGTATTACTACGGATATGTATTCGAGATTTTTAGAGACTGTATTAGTTGGCTGGATGAAAATTAAAAATACGGCTATGGCAATTTTAGGCGAGATTGCAGATGGACTGTTTGAGGCGGTTCAGCCTTTAATTGCGCCAGTGCAGACTGTGTTGGATAGTATTTTTGGTTCTATAAAAGCTAATAAAGATTCTTTTAAAAGAATTTTTATGGGTGTAGTAGAATTAATTCGTCCTATTTTGAGTATGTTAGAGGTTTGGGGTTATGCTTTTTCTGATGCGATTAAAGATGTGTTTACTCCGGGTAAATCCGCAATTATTCCTTTCTTTGAAACGGGAGAGAAGGGTCAACTTAAGGTTAATTTAGAAGAAGTTGAAGGAACAGTCGGAGAAAAACTTCGGGCATTAATTAAATCTTTGGCTTCTGCTTTGGTTGAGCCTTTAGGTGCGGCTTTAAGAGAATTGTCTCCGGCATTTACATTTTTGGCTCAGATTTTTGCGGATGCTTTAGAGGCGGTTTTTAGGGCTAAATCGAAAATGTGGGAAAATATTGGGGTTTTAGTTGGCGGGGCTATGGTTAAGGCTATGATTTCCGGTATTATTAAGGAACTTCCCTCTATTTTAAGAGCAGTAGCGGATTTGTTTAAAAATCTTGGCGTACCTAAAAAAATTCCTTTAGGTTTGGGTATGAGTATTCCGTTACCTACAGCACAAAATTTTGAAAATGTGGCCGAAAGATTAGAGGGTAGAACCCCGACAGAAGTAACGAAACCTGTAGAAACTGGGGGAATTTTTGGTAAATTTTTAGATAAGCTTTTAGGTACTGAGAGCCCAACCAAAGATAAAGTAGAAAAAATGGGTAAAGCTTTTGTGGATTTTGGTTCTGGTATGCAAGAGGTTGATTTTTCTGCTTTAGAAAAAGGTGGGACAGATATGACTCAGATTTTTACAGATGTAGAACGAGCTTCCAATAACTTTTTAAAAGCAACAGAAATGAGTAATCAAAAATCTGAAAAAGCTTTGAGAAATTCTGAGGCCGCTGTTCGAAGGGCTTATCAGATGAATACAAAGGCTTTAAAATAATAAAGGATTATTATTATGTCGGTTGGCGCAACTAAAAGGGTTAAATGGAAAGATATTGATGTGGGCGATTATGCTTATGTTAATTTTGAATATCAAGGGAATAATGAAGTAAGGATTATTCCAGAAGCTACAGGTGTAAAGATTAGAAGTACGGATGATTTAGGTGGCGGTTATTGGATCATTACAGTTAATGCTTTTGTTGCTAAAGATAGTAGATTTGCTCTGGAACAATTTTTTTATAATTTGAATACTCAATTTACTTTGGCTGAAAAAGGCGATTTGAAAATATCTGATGAAAATGGTACAATGACTTTGGCGGATTGTTATCTTGAAAGTTTTACTCCGTCGGGAGAGGATCAGAAATCAAACAGTTTTTTGTTTAAGTTTGTGAAGTCTTTATAAGAAAGGTGATTAATGGATAATAATACCTTAGTATTATTACATAATAATGGTTTGGACGGTTCTACGTCTTTTCCAGATGCCTCTAATTACGGTAGGACTGTGGTTGCTCAGGGTGCGGTACAGATTGATACAGCACAATATAAGTTTCAGGGGGCCTCTGGTTTATTTAATGGCTCTGATGCTCGTTTGAAATTAAATAATCATGCCGATTTTGCCTTTGGTACAAGTGACTTTACTATAGAAGCGTTTATTCATCCTAATAATATTTCTTCGAATGGTAATATTTGGGCGTTTAGTACGGCTGCTGGTGCTTGGCAGTTTTTTATTAGTTCTGGAGAGGCCCGAATTTGGGGCGCAACTTCCATTGTTTTAGCGACAACTTCTTCCGGCTTAAGTACAGGTACTTGGCAGCATATTGCTTTTGTTCGTAGTGGTAATACTTGGACAATCTATATTGATGGTGTGTCTAAAGGTTCAACCACAGATGGTCGATCTATTGGTACGCCTAATCATGCTAATGGGATTATGGTTGGTGCTGAGGTTACGGCTCCCTCTCAGTTTTATAATGGTTGGATGGATGAAATTAGAGTTAGTAATGTTGCCCGTTATACCAGTGACTTTACGCCAACCACTCAAGAATTTGGTTATGATCGGCTTCAAAAAAACCCCTCTTTAGAATGGTATGCTATTGGTGAGCAGACTTTAACTCCAGCTTTACAATGGGAGACAGTCAATACGGTTTCGTTATCCCCAGAGCTTCAATGGAAAGCTCTTTTACCATCTAAATTCTTACCTAATATTATTAATTATCCTTTTTATTTTTCTGAGCCCGGTGTCATAGACAGTAGTGTTCCTATGACTATTTCTGGGTGTACCGTAGGTTATTCTATTTATTTAAAAGATACCGGATCTTCTGGTAATACTATTATTGAAATTTATGCCAATGAGGTATTAAAAGATACTATTACTGTATCTGCGGATGGGTCTAACTATCAGAAAATTAAATATTTTGATTTAACTCAGATGCTTGATCCAACCGAAACTTTTCAGATAAAAGTAACGTCGGTAGCAACTGGAGCCGAGGATTTAAAAGTTAATATGTATTTAATGACTTTTCCTTTTGAAATGGAAGAGTTATTTTATTCTAATCTTTTAAATGATATTTGGTTTTTCGGTATTAATAAAGAATACTTATTTGAAACTGCGGATTATTGGACTATAGATTTTAATCAACCAATTAAATCAGTGGCTTATGCCAAAATTTTAGATATTAATCAGGAATATACGGACGCTACCTATTCTATCGAAGATGGAATTTTTCTAAATAGTAGATTGAAGATTAATCCTTATGTGACTAATTTAGCACAGTCTTTAGAGATTCAAGTTCAGGATTATCAAGATAAATATCATTCTTTTAAATTAAAACCTAAAGTTGCGCCAGCATTGGCTGAGTATCCAAGATATGTAACTACGACTTCTCAGGATATGAAAGTATACATTTCTCCTACGGCTTATCGGTATAGTTTTGATAGCGGAAGTTCTTGGTCTGATTGGAGTGGATTGTCTGGACAAAATATCACAGTGGATTTTTCTGGACAGTCTCATGGCACAGTTAATATAAAGATTCAATATCAAATTGAGAATGAAATTATAGAGGAAGATATAAGTCTGTTGTATTTAACTGATCCAATTGATGCCTCTGTATTATGGCGGGGTGAATATGCTGAAGTGACTTATAATGATGTGGTTCCTTTGGATAGAATTGAGGTTTATGAGGACGCTGTATTAAAAGATACTGTTTATATTCCTGTTGTAGATGGTTTGGATTCTTTTTCTTTGGATACTGGAAATAAGGAAATAGATATTGCCGCAGGCACGTTTTTTTGGAATGGAGAGGCTTTTGAATACGCCGGGTCTTCTTATTCTTTAGCTGATTTTGATTTTGCTGAATATAGTTATGCTACTCAATATAAAGCGATTTTTGGTTTTGATACTTTATTAAGTGATTTTGTAATGAAGATTATTGTAAATGATACCCCGGGTTTTGGGGATTATTCTGATTTATTTCCAGATTTAATCCGCCTGTGGGCGGTAGATTTTTCTATGAACACGACTTCTGCTGATTTTGGCTCTTATACTATAGCGGTAAATAGTGGGGCAAAATCTTTATTTGAAGATAATAAGGTTCGGGTACTCTTGGATTCTGATAAAGATATAGAAATTAAAATTTTTGATGTAGCGGGTCGGGATATAAGTTTTGATTTAGATTATCAGAAAGTTGTCTATAATATCTGGCGTACATTGGCAGTGACTCGAGATAATACTATCTCTGATAGTGGCATAGCTTCGGCTGCTTGGGATGATAATGGTTCTACTTTTTGGGGATCTGCTGGATTGCCCGCTTGGACTCGTTATGAATTTGGTCAAAGTGATAGAAGGGTAATTGTCGAAGTAGCTATTACTTCCAGATATTCTGGAGATGTAAACCGAACTCCAAAAGATTTTAAAATTCAAGGTTCGAATGATGCCGTTAATTGGACTGATATACATACAGTTAGTGGGGAATCTTGGACGGATGATGGGCCTAAAGTATACTCGTTTTTAAATGCAACGGCGTATGCTTTTTATAGGCTCTATGTTACGGATAGTTCTGGTGGTGCTGAAGTACAGGTTAAAGAAATTGAATTAAGAGAATCTATTGGTGGAGTCGATCAAACGGCTGTGGCTGAAATAACTTTGGAATCGGGAGAAATCCATCAAAGTGATTCTTTAAATTTAGCGGTTTCATCAGAGGATTGGGGAGCTAATCCTGATGGGCCAACGGAATAGGAATTAATATGTCTGAAGTAAAAACTGATTTATCACAAGAAAATTCTGGTTTTAGAACTTTTTTAGCGAATCCTGTTATTGCTACGCTAAGATGGAGATCTAAAACTATCACATCTATTTTATTAACTTCGCCAGAGGATTTAGTTTCTAATGTTTCTTCGGTAGCCACACCCGGGACTTCAGAATCTTTAGGGGCTTGGACTAATGGCGGTAGTACTTCTGTGAGTAGGCAGGTCTGTAAATGGCAGAATGGTTCTGGTTTTTTCTTTAGAAGATCTTTTGCGGCTATTTATCGCCCATATCTTTCATGGAATTATGTTCATGTTTCTGGTGAGGTGGCTTGGCAATTGACTGATGTTACACCAGAAATTGATTGGGAAGATACTATGGTTCAAGTGAGGGCCACTTATCCTGCCGCCGATTATGATATTTTGGCTGTAAGATTTTGTAATAGTATTGGTGATAATTGTATAGATTTGGTTAGCGAAGGTATTATTGATTTAGATGAGTTGAATAATTATTATAGAGATACGAGCCATACTGGTGAAGAAATTACCGGAGATTTATGGTCTTTTAATAAAGAACAGACTTCTTATGAAAGATTAGTACCTTATGGCCCGGGCGGTTCTAATATTCCATTTCAATATACTAATACATGGACAATAGATGGAATAACAGATGATGATGCCGGATTAAATTTTAATGAAACGGCGCATGATTTATCTTTAAATACTTGTACGTCTAACTCAAGATCTATTCCTATGTATTTAAAAGTCTGGGTATTTCCCAGAACAGGTGTTTTAACTAACCCAGAAGAAACTGTGGTGGAAGAAAGTCCTCAACTTCCAGATTTAGAGGATACGGAAGGTTTTAGCGGCACTTCGGGGTCAACCGGATCAGGTTCCACTTCTCAAGGCTCAAACCCAATAAACACTTTATACGGAAATACTAGGCTTCCATTTGATTCTATTTATTTAACTGGATCAAATTATAATAGTTTAGTTTCTGCTGGAAGCGGAGTGGTTACTGCTTCGGGTGTTTTTCCTAAGAGTGATTCTATTTATATTGAAGAAATTCGTTTAGATGTGGAAGGAAGTTCTATGACTGTAGTGGAGGTCGTAGAATATGATGCGGTTCCATCACTGGCGTTGAGCGAGAAAATTTATGCCTATATTTTTAATGAAAATAATTATAGTCAACCTATTTTTACAGGTTTTGTAATTGGACGTAGACGACGTTTAACGGGGCAGACTAAAGAAATAGTTTATGAATGTCGAGATCTATCTTATTTCTTAGATCAATTATATAGCCCGTCTTATTATTTATACCAGCCGCCTCAGCCCGGCCAAACGGGAACATTTAAAACTTATGATCGAGTTTTAAAAGAGATTTTAAATATTGGTGGTTTACCTGACGCTATTGTTGATATTCCAAATTATGCGGCTCCGCCAACTGAATGGATTTATCAAGATTTGCGGGGTGTATTAGAATGGGTTGTGAAATTTTTTGGAAAGTATGTCTATTATATAGACCGTCATGGTAGATTAAATGTGCGAGCTACGGATTCTCTCTCTAATGTAAAAACATATACTGTAGGCGATAAATTGGAAGAGGTATCCATTGAAAGATTTGAGCCGATTGCTGATGTGTCTCGCTCTAGGAGTAGGCTTGTACTTACGGGCAGCTATGGTTTAGAGGAAAGAACAGCTATTGGTAAATATAGGGCTGTGGGCCCGGTTAATCCTGAAAATGCTGGTACGGGTTTTTATTGGTATTATAAAGATGTTAATATTTATGGTTATACTAAATTTTATTATTTTTCTTTTTCTTCAGTAGAACCTTTTTTGGAAAAATTATTGTCCGATCAAGGGGCTTCGGCTAAAGTATCGGTGACTATTTCTACAAAATTATCTTCTGGAGTAATATCTACAACGAACATTGAATTACCTATAAGTTATTTTCAGTCTTCGGTATCCGGGAGTAAGATTTTATCTTATTTTGATTTGAATCAATTACCTACGGGGACTATTTTACCAAAAGATTTATCTGATCCGGGTAACACTACATTTACCTTTTCCGTAACGTATGCAAAGAGAAGTTTAGAGCCTATACAAGTCATTAAGGATACGGGTTTATTTGGTGGGACAGAGGTGATTAAACGGCCAGAATTTAAAAAAGTAATTAGTCCTTTGGGTTCTATAGACGATACTGTTTTAATGAGACAGTATATAGAACAAATCAAGTCTTTTTATAAACCCGTCTATGGTGGAACATTATTGTTAGATGGTTTAGATACTGAAATTTATTTATTGTCTAAAGTATCTATTGCCGGAACCGATTTAAGTTCTACGGAGACAAATAATTTAATTTGTTATGGTATTACTTATCGGGTTCCTGAAAAAAGAACTGTGGTTGAATTGTCAAATAAAGTTTATGGGGCCTTACCTTTCTTCGATATTATGAGAGAACGGTCTAGTAGTGAAAATGAGGTTTTGTCTAAATTAAGCTTAATTGATGAAACCGAAAGATATAAGAGGCGATAATATGTGGGTTGGTATTTTAGGGGCATGTGGTTGGGCTATTATTTATATTTATTAAGGGGTTTATATGCGGTTTTTAAGAGATAATACAGAAAATTTAACTACTACTTATACAGTTGTGGAGCCAGATTTTGTTATTAGTGAATGGGGTCTGCATATTATTTCTGGTAGTGTTATTGTGGAAGTTTACGATGATACTTCGTGGGTACGTCAACAGACGGGTAATTCTGGAGATGTTCTTACGGATAATTATGACTGTACTAAGATCCGATTTAAAGCCTCGACTGGTACAGCGGTGATTTCTTATTCTTTAGAAGGAAGAAAAGAATTTAGCGCATCTGCTGGTGATATGAAAAAATCAGTATATGATACTGATGATGATGGTATTGTAGATAAGGCCGAAAGTTTGGATGATGGTGAGGGCAATAGTAAAACAGCAGAAGAAGTTAAAGATCATATAGAAGATTTGAATAATCCTCATGGCGTAGATAAGATAGATGTTGGATTATCTAATGTTCCTAATTTAGATACAACGGATGCTGTAGCTAATGAGCATACCCATAGTAATAAAGGAACTTTAGATGCTATTGAAGAGGCTTTTACTACGGATTTAAAAAATAAATTAGATGGTGTCGAAGAAAATTCGGTATCATTAGCAACAGTAAAGGCTGATGCGGATATAGCGAGTGCTATTTCATTAAAGCATAGTCAAAATACAGATACACAATTAGATTCTGGTGTAGTTGCTGTTGATGGAAGCGATAATGTTTCTATTAATCAAAATTCAGTTGCAGTTTTTCAATCTGTTGCTGCCTCTGCTGTTGTAAATACACTAGTTTTAAAGGAAGGTAAGGTTGGGATAGGAACCGATAATCCCGATGGGAGATTGAATATTGTAAATGCTTTATCCGATAAGCATGGTGTATATATTAAAATAGATGTTGCTTTGGCTTCAGGCAAGCGAGGATTATTTGCATTGTCTGATGTTGAACAAACAGATGGGGATGCACAATTAGCAATGTTTCAATTAACACATGCTAATTCTCTCAGTGATGTAGTACGAATAAGTGGTGGTGGTAGAGGGAGATGTTTAAATATTCTTGTTGGTGGAGTTCTTGATTCTGGGAGGTATGCTTTTGATCTTTCTTCTAGTGCTATACAAAATAATGATTCTTTGTTAGCCAGAATTGTTCAAGATCATGTTTCGTCTACAGCAGGTGTGGTAGAAATATATAATGATGGTTCTGGAACGAACTTACTTCTTACTCAAAACGGTGTTTTGGCTGCGAATAGATATGCTTTGTATATTTATAGTAATGCAATACAGATTAATTCTTATCTCGTAAATATTCGGAATAATAATTCATCGTCGACAGCTAATATGGCACGTTTTGATAATGTGGGAACAGGTACTGTTGTAGAAATTGTTTCGGCAGGTGTTATCAAATCCGGGACGCTTACTGCGGCCTGTTTAATATATTCAAATGCACCACAAGTAAATAATCCTCTTTTATATGTAATGCAGGATAGTAGTTTGGCAACTGCTGATAATACATTATTAGAGGCCGATGGAATTGGTAATTTGTTGCATTTGAAACAAAATGGAAATTTAGCAAGTGGAAAATATATACTTTATTTAGATAATAACGGTACTCCTGTTGACGGCTCAGGAAGATGTATAAGATTTGATGGATGTACGGTATCTTCAACGAAAGATCCAACAACAGATGCTCCTGATGGATTTCTTGGTATGACTATTGATGGAGGACAAAAAGCGGTTCCTTATTATGCTTTATCATAACTTTAAGGGGGTGTAAAAATGGAAATTAATTTAACTCAAGAAGAAATTCAGGCCTTAATGGATTTAGGTTTATCTGATATTGAGGCTTATTTAAAAAAGATTGCAGAAAATCAAATTAGAGAATCGGTAGATAAGCAACTTCTTTCAAAATCGGTTGAGGATAAGAAAAAACTTTTAACAGTAGATATTGAAAAATTAAATTCTTAAAATAAGGGGAATTAAATGAGTGCTGAAAAATTTTTTACTAATATTATTAAAAAGCGTAGACCTTATCAGGATTTAAGGGAAACACATAATTGTGAATGTGTGGATTGTGGTCATACAAAGAAGACTTCAAAGCATTGTAAGGATATTAAATGTCCTAAATGTGGTGGAGAAATGCGAAGAAAAGAACGTCCGGGATCGGGAAAGAAATAAAGAGGAGGTCGTATGATTTTAACAGGAGGTTTTGCCGTGATGTAGTTACTGAAGGGAGGTGACACATCATGGCGCATAGACAAAAGGCAAGATTTGGAAATAAAGCCAAAGCACGCCGTCAAGCTCATAATCAAGCTACTGGTAAATATGTCCGCCAGCGAGCAAGAACTGAGGATAATAAAAGAAAAAGACGGGCACGGCACATGGAAAAACATCCAAATGACTTGCAGGCCCAAAGAATGTTTAATGTATAATTGGAGTAGGAATACCTGCTCGGAGCTCGGGATCTGAAATACGGCTAGACCGTAAAGTAGGAATACCCGGGCTTTTTTATTACCAGAAACTCTTCCGTGAGACAGCCTCGGCCCGGGGTTTCCCCGGCCCTCGGCTCTCCCGGCTCTGTCAGCCGGGTGATTACAGTACTGTGGCCCCATTCCGGTCAATTTATGGTATGGTTGAGGCCCAGTTCGTCTGAGACAGACGATCAGGGCTTTTTCCAGTACTGGGTGGCTTATAATAAGAAAACGGCTTACAGAGGCTCTCAGAGAGATTCTAAGATTTCTACTAAAACATCACCATGACAGGGCTTTGGCGCACACCAGCACCCTAAAACCTTGCCTTTAAGACTTAGAAGATCTTTTAGAAGATTTGGATGGGATAAAAGGTAGGTACGATATTTCTGGATCACTTCTTCTCGAGACCCGTCTTTGCCGATAATAAAGGGGTTGCCCCATTTAGAGGGTCGGCCAATATAGACATCATAGGGTTCACGTTTGCAATGAACGACTCGAGTTTTCATTATTTTAAAGATCCTTAATCAAAGAAAGCATATTTTTTTGGATTTTGAATAATAGCGGCGAGAATTCTTTTTCGGGCCTTGGCATAATTTCTGTTATTTTCATTGTTTTGATTGCCCCAACGAACAGTTACCCACATTAAGGAATCTCGATAAATTTTTTCATAACCAAGATCCTTCAATTTTTTAAAAACAGCGAGTTGAGCTTTGACTTCATTTTCAACCCAATCTTCTGCTCCATCCATAAGATGTCCCATTTCATGCCAAATTAAAGGTTTAAAATTTAAAAGATCTTCTCGAATATACAAAATTCCTTTAGATTGATATTTAGCCCCGTAACCACCCCAGAACCATTTTTGAGTAATGACTTTTAAGGAAACCCCGGTATAGCGTTTAACGTACTTTTCTAATTTTTTGTTTCGCATTTGGTTTTTCTTTCATTCATCAATTTATCTAAACAGTTTTGAATATCTTTAAGACATCCAGAAGAAAATACAGTCATATTTGCTGGATAAAAACAATATCGTCTCCAAGCCCCGTACCATTTAATGACACCCAAATAATCTCCTGTAGATTTAGCAGAAATTATAAGAGTCATAGTTTTTTTAGAAGGTGATTGTATACCTCTTGTAATTAATAAATATTCAGACGGAATAAAAGATGGTGTCATTTTAATTTCTCTCTATAATATTTCTTAAAAATTTTATAAAATTGTTTCCAAAGGATTTTTTCACCCGGTAACACTTTTAAAGTATCAAGCTGATTACAGCCACTAATAATATTATCTATACAATATGCTTGAATTTCATCTGCATAAACTTTTTTACAATAGCCCCGTTTTTTTAAAGCTTGTTGAAAGCGATATATAAAACCCGCAGGCATAGTTTTAATTAATTCCAATATTTGTTTACGATAATTCTCATTAAGATAAAATAAACCATGAGCGGTTTCATGGGCCAAAACAGTATTATCACAACCAGCAATAAAATAAGAATAGTTATTTAAAACTATATCATCAATTTGACTCCACAATTGTTTCTCTTTTTCTCGGAGATCATCCCAATAAGTCAAATAGAAATCAATAATTATTTCTCCGGGAATATTGAAGCCATTCCAGTCCGTACAATAGGTAAAGTTTCCTGTATTCTTAGCATAAATATCCATGAATTCTTCTAAAGTAAAAACTTTTCCTCGGATTTTTAAATAAGGGCTCTCATAAAATTCCTGAAGCCGAATCATAGTCATAGTTAATTCATACTGATTTGGAAACTTTAGAAAATAAAGGCCGGAGTAGATTTGTTTTAAGCGCATTATTTTTTAACTTTTTTCTTTTTTAAAGGTTCGGTTTGGATCTTTTTAAATAAAGCTAAACAGTCAAATTCAACCTCTTCTTTTTTATCTAATTCCTGAACCCGTTCTTTAAGGAAATTTAATTCAGCATGAGTAAATTCGACCTCAATAGGTTTTACCTTTGTGGTATCCCATTTATACTGTTTATTTTCAAGGCGAAGATTAGCTTTAACCATATCATCTTGAGAAAGACTAACCTTATCCTGAATATCTGAAACGATTGTTTGGATTAATATAGAACCTTTGGCCGGATATAGGCTTCCAAAAACTAACCTATCTTTGAATGTAAGCTCCATTTGATACCTCCTGTATAGTTTGTTTTTCTTTAATTAAGTTCACTAAATTACCTATAATTTCGCTAGTCGTCATACCTAGAAAAATATTCTTTCGTTCTATTATATTTAGAACCTGTTCAATTTGTGCTTCAGTAAATTCCGATAAATCGTATCCATAAGACTCTAAAGACTCTTTTAAATTCATTAAGATTCCCTTGCTTTATTCGGAACATCCCATGTCTGAATGTATCGTTCAACAGTATTCTTAAGGATTTCATAAAGCTGTTTATTGATCTTAAACTTTTTCCGGTTGACTTCCAAACTCTTTAAAATATTTCCATCATTCTGGCGCATCCCGGCAGCTTTCCAATCACAGACCATTTCAAGTATATCAAAAAGATCCATATCTTCAATACCGTTAGCATAATGTTCTGGATGATGGCTATTATTGGAATGATGATGTTTAATGGCAACATCCATTTCTTCTAAACAAGCCCGATACTCTGGTGAATCATAGGTAAGATCCCGTAATTTAGGCGTATATTCTTCAAAAATTTCTAATTCCGGGCTCTCTAATTTAGACTGGTCATGTTTAGTTCCCCGTCTCAGTAATTCCATAGCCGCAAAATTCAGGTAATTACGGACAGTTTCAATGTGGCGTAATGTCTTGAATTTTGATTCACTCATTATTTTCTCCAAGATTTTGGGTTCGTAATTCCTGTAACATGCGACGATAAATTAGAAAAGTATTCCGAGCATCGTCTACAGCACAGTGTTTCTTTCCTTGAAATTCCATATTAAATTTTCTTAAGGCCCGGGCAAGGCCTGCTTGATGCTGCTGTCCCCGGGCGAACCTTAAAGAAACGAATAATGTTTTAGCATCAATCCAACGGCGACCAAAAAGAAACATCTCATCTGTCGGCCAGCCAAGTTGATTGCGTAGTTCTAATGAATCTCCACCACCCCATGTAATTGGATTACGGAAACATTCGTATCTTTTATGAAGCTGTGATAAACTTCGATAAGCTTGGTCTAAAGTAATTCCATGTTTAACGTCTTCTTGAGAAATGCCTGTTAAATTATGAATATAATCTGAGATCATTTCATGGACTTTAATATGGCATAAGTATTCGGCAATAATTTTGCCTGAAGCTAAATTTCCAATTACAGCACCGATCTGAATAATTTTACCAGAGGGCTGATTCATTTCTAAATCTAAAGTCATAAAATTTCGATCAGTCATTTTTCTTTTTCCTCATGTGTTTAGACATACGATCAAACCAACGAGTAATTTCTTCTCTGGCATTGCGGCCCCAATAACTTTTAACAAATCCTTGATAAAAAAGGAAGGTTAAAATATTCGCTGTGGCGGCTCCAAATACTGTTAAGAAAAATTGTTTCATTAAAGTACCACCTTAATAAGTATACCACAAAGATAGCTCTATGTCAAGGCTGAGATAAAAATGGTGGGCCCGGTAGGATTTGAACCTACGAAGGGCAAAGACCCGACGGTTTTACAGACCGTTACTTTTAACCACTCAGCCACAGACCCCTTTTCTTAAATTTTTCTGTCGTAATGTTGTATAAGCAGAGCATAATCTCTTTACTAAAGCTTCAGATAATCTAGTACCCCTATTTTCCCGGAGTTTTTTGGGGTTGCGCTTTATTCGAATCAAATCTTCAAATCGCCAAAAGCATTTAGCTTTACCCATACGATTCCAAAGATCTTCGGAGAATTCAATTATACCATAATTGGTATTCGTTTCTTGTACCCATTTTTGGGCCTCGTTTATTAAGGAAGACGGAACACAAATTAAAAAATAATTTGGGTGGTGTAAATGATCGCTTATAATAGCTCGATTATATATATAATGTTTTCGTTTTTTGGCTTCGCCTTTCCATAAATCATATTTATTAATTTTAATTTCAATATCATAAAAATATTTTCCTGAATCCACTAAGACATCACAAGTTTCCCCAGAAATTCCACACCAACACTCATCAGTACAGATCATTTGTCTTTGGTATCTATAATATGATAAAACAGCAGTTTTAATTATATCGGCAGTTATCTTCATATTAATTCTTTCCAACAGCAACAATCGAAATTACTGGATTTTCCATAACTGAAGTAGATACAATTATAGAATGAGCCTGAACAGTTGAGGTTAAAAAACCATATTTTACCAATAATTGATTCAATTCAAGTTCAAAAGCTAAAGTTTTAGGATCTTTTTTCTTTGCTTGCATTATCTACTCCATTTAATTCTTTTAGGATTTTATTTAAAAGCCCTTGACGACAGGCTTGAATAGCTTTTTTATCTTTTATTAAAGTTGGCGGTACATAACCAAAGTATCCTTGAAGGAGATTTTTATAGGCCGCCTCTAAAAAATAAAACCCACCAAGACATTTTTTCGGTAAACGCCGGACTTTTTTACCCTTACTATTAATATATAATAAGTGATCTTGAATAAAATTTAGATCTTTTTCTTTGACCATAATTCCTCCGTAGTGACGGTGGCGGTTCCGGGTTTTGTTACTACAATTCCGGCTGCTCGATTTGCCAGAATAGCTGCTTTTAACGGGGGTAATCCCGCAGCCAAACCCAGTGTATAGGTGGCAATTACAGTATCGCCTGCACCAGTTACATCAATAATAGATCTTTTCTGTGAGGCTAAATATTTCGTTCTTTTTTCGGACACCAATAACATTCCATTCTGACCTAAAGTAATTAATAATTGTTTTAAACGATACTTTTTTAAATACTGTTTGCCGTAACGGGATAATAAATGGAGTCCGTTTACAAATACATTACACGCTGTCTGAAATTCTTTAAGGTTTGGCGTAAGGCATGTAAAACCCTTAAAAGGAGTCCAGTCGATTTTATGTGTATCTGCGGTAAGAATTTTCTGATATTTTTTTTGGATACAACTTATATGTTGTAAAAGCTTAGGATAAACAACTCCTTTGTTGTAATCGGAAATAATCATACCATCAAAATATCGCATGTGTCGATCAAGATCTTGGTTTAATAATTTTTGAAATTTTTTATTTTGAATTACCGAAGTTCGATCCTCATAATCCACCCTAAGAAGCTGCTGGTTATTTGCCACATATCGGGTCTTTAAAATAGTTGGAATCTTTGAATCTTTCAATAAAAGATCCACATAAATATTATCTTTGGTAAGTAATTTTATAACTCTCTTTCCAGCAGAATCATTACCAATACGGCCTATAAGCCATACCTTAGCCCCTAAACTGGCTATATTCCGAGCCACATTAGCCGCCCCACCAAGACGATAATATTGTTTATGTTTATCCAGAATGGGTATAGGGGCTTCAGGAGAAATACGGGACACCTCTCCTTCAATATATTCGTCTAAAATTATATCTCCAAGGACTAGAATTTTTTTATTAGAAAAATCAATCATAAAATTCCTTTACAGGGCTATATCGTAAGCAACTTTCCAAGCGATTGAAGCTCTCGGTTCTTTTTTCACATAAGCTTTTTGAACCAAACCTTTATCTCTGAGCTCTTTAACTCGACCAGTAACAGAATTGATCGGAAGTTTAGTTATTTCTGAGATCTCTAAATTAGTTAGCGGAAATGGATGTTCAATTATAGCTTTCAATATCTGGCCCTGTCTCCGACTAATTTGACCCGTTGTAACTAATTCCTGATACGCTAAAAATGAAGTTTGCTGATACATTTATTACCTCCAAAATATGTTTAATAGTTTAGTTATATCTAAGCTCCAGAACATTCTTTTAAAGCCGATTCCGGGAGGATTCGTTGTTTATTATCCGGGTAAGTTATAATTAAATATTCGTAAGAACGAATATGCTGTGCTTTACGACAACTTATGACTACACCAGAATAACCAATACTGGGGATGTAAACCCGCTCATTAGCTTTATATTTCGGTTGTACTTCAATCATACTTTTCTCCTTTTAATATATTTTCGGCTTCTCGAATAATGTTTGACGTGGTATGCGCTATGAATTGTTTAAATACACGCCCATAAATAGGTATCATTGAAAGTGAAATTATTAATATTACCAAGATCATTTTAATTTTTCCTCTGCCGTTTTATTAATGATTTCTAAAGTTTTTCGACAATAAAGTTCAATAGCTCGCAGTTTCATTTGAGCACTATCTCGGCTTAAAATAATATCGAGAATATGTTTCATAGGACTAACACAAGCAGCTTTTAAACTTTTTAAAACCGATTCTTTGTTCATAATTATTCCTCCATATAGGTGAGAAACCCGCCGCCGCTAAGAACTTCGGTTTCTCTTTCCGTACATTCAATTAATTGATTATTTTTAAAGTTAAACTTATAAAATAAAGTCCCATGTTCGGCTTCGCCCGTCTGATTTTTGGAGATAAATAATTCCATAATAGGATGATATTTTCCATTTTCATCCACCCAATGCAGGTTAGATTCATTTTTATTTTTAACTTCATGGAAATTTGAATAAATTCCCGCAACGAACCGTGCCGCATACCAAAGATCAATGGATTCTTTAATATCTTTTCCAGTGGGTTTATTGCTGGAAGATTTTGGAACCTCTGCGGTAGCGAGAATCGGACAGTTCATTCTTTGCGGTAATCTTTTTAAATAAGAGGCTACTCTTTGGGCGTTCTGTGTGGCCTCTAAATCTCGCTTGGTAGACGCATTAAGATCATGGAGGTTATCAATAACGATAATAAATTTCTTACCCCGCTCTTCTGCAATAGTTGAATGAATTTTTATAAAATTATCCAAATCATCAACAGTACGAATATCCGCCCCGTCTTTAATAATCATATTCTCTTTCATCTTTTTCAAGTTTTTCATACCAGAAAACCATTGTTTTTCATAAGATTTTTCTGGCTGTCGTACCTGTCGAGAAGTGAGATCTGAAGTAATACTCATTAACCGGGGAATAATGGCTCTCTTTGCCCCATCATCTAAGGAATAAAAGGCCACAAAAGTATTTTCATAGGTAGCTAAATGATAAACAAAATTTATTAGGAAGGATGTCTTTCCCATCTCTGGAAATCCGGCGAATAAATAAAGTGTATCCTCAAAGCCGCCAAATTTTTTATCAAAGAGCGGATACCCTGAAGGAATTCCTGAGAAATTTTTATTCCACGCCAATTCAGTAAAACCTTCTAAGAGTTCATCATAAGAATCCTTTTCCTGAACATATTGAATCATATTAAAGGAATCTTTTTTCTCAGAGATACCATCAATAGATTGTGTTAATTGTCTTTTACCAATATCCAGAGCTTTAGCACAAATATTAATATATCGTTCTTTACGGATTAAATTTGGACACCCTGCAATGAAGTCATATAGAACATCTGCTTTAATTAAACCTTTTTGATAGTTATTAATCAAATAATTAATGGCTTCAATTTTTGGTAAACCATTAAACTCTTCCAGAGTATGTTTTTTCATATACTCATCTGGATCGGGTTTAGGTTCACCCTCAATCACAGGCATTTTTATAACAGAAATTTCGGTATCTAAATTCTTCATCCGAAGAATCGTTCTCAGAAAACCATCCCGGGCTGTCCCTTTATACATATTATCTGGATCAAGAGCCAAACGGATTTTTTTCATATCCATTTTAGCAATCTTTTCCAAATTGGCATCATTCACAACATTCGTTAAACAAGCAACAACATTCTGCTCTGGGTGTAAAGCTATTGCATCGAAGACTCCTTCTACAATAGTCAATTGTTCTTTACCCCGAACACGCTCTACATTAAATAAATTACTCCCTTTGATACAAATTTTAATATAAGGATCATTATCATTTGTATTAAACATGCGGATAATAACCCCGGAATATTGTTTATTCTCATCTAAAATAGGTATCACCAATCCCGGCTTATGAAAAACAGTCAATAGACGGTAATCAAAAAGCATTTTACATTCTTTATTTAACTCAGGTGAAATATCTTCTGGAGATAAATAACCAATGCGCCATGTGACTAATTTTTCTTTAGAAATATTACGCTTCTTATAAAGAGAAACTGCCTTTTTCGGGCGACCTCCCGTACAAGAAAGTTTATGTAATTTCTCTAAAAAGTTCCGCTGCCGGAAATTGGCCTTTTCCTTTGCTGAATATTCATACTCCTCTTCAATGGGAATATTGTATTTCTGCGCTAGATCTTTTAAAACTGTAAAAAATTTCTGGCCCTTAAGTTCAACACCCATTTTAAGTGCATGAATATCAAAAATATCCCAAGATCGTTCCTCTACAAAACAATAAATTAATTTATTCTGAGAGTCGGGTAAAAAGGCCGCCGAAAGTTTCTCTTCATCACCATGTTCATGGGCCTCAGTATTCGGACATTGAACCTTTGTTCCGTTAGTTTTACAACCAATATCATGTAAATATTCTGGGAGCTTAGAACGAATCAACTCCTTGACTTTACTTAAATCTTTTATCCGCATAAAATAAAATCCTTTCGGCTTATTTCAAAAATACTTTAGGATCGCCACCCTCATCAGGTTCACCTTCATAAGGATCTCTTGCACGATATTTCGTCTTAGTAGTACTCTTTATAGATGGTTTTGGTTTTGGATTTTCTTTAATTTTATATTTAGCTCTTACAATATCCGCCAAATTAGACCCCTTTGGTGCTGGTGTGGCCGAAGGTTTCCGACTATTTTTTCTTAATTCAGCATCTCCTCGGGGAGGGTGTGGATTAATAACTTTCTCTTTTGATTTTTTCTTCTTAGATTTAGACTTTGAATTTCGAGCAGCTTTGGTAGCCGCTTCCCGGGAAACAGAACTTCTTGATTGGGTTTGAATATTTTGAGACTTCTTGGCAGGCAGAGTATTAATAATTTGTGGTTGAGATTCTGGTAATGTTATAGGCTTCACAAAAGACACCGAGCCTTTAAAAACCTCACCACAATTCGTACAGTAAGTAACATTCACCAAAATAGGTTCATCATATTTTTTCGTGTGAATATACTTCTGGCCTATATTTTTATGCTTACACTTTTTAGTCACGTTATTTCCTTATTAAACAATTAACTTAGACCAGCCATAAATTTCGACTGTCACTTTATCATTTTTTTCAATGTGTTCAAGACGGCTCTCTCGACCCTCAGCTTTAATCGGATATTGTTTATAATCAACTGGCTTGGCATGTTTTTGATGTTTTTTAGAAGCCAATAATAAACCATCCAAAATTTTTACATAAATTTGTTTCATTCCATTCTTATCTAAAAGCATTGCTGATTTCGGATCTAAAGGAATCACAGAAGCATAACCTGTAGCTTTATCCGCAATAGTAATATGATAAGAAGGATTCTTTCCACGAAACGGATTAAAATAGCACCAAGTTTTTTCCCGATATTTTGACGTTTGAAAAACTAATTCTAAAAAGGCCTCTTTACAGACCATATTCATTTCTTGCGGAAGCATATTTAATCCTTCCCGTCCATAGGTTGATACATTTCGGACTGTTTTTTACTAGATTCATAAAAACCGTCACCTTTAAAGACAAATCCACCACCAGTTCCAATCAAGCGATCATTATCCGTATTACCGCATTTTGGACACATGGATTCATTTCTTTTTGATATAGTCTTCATATCGTCAAAAGCATGTCCACATTTTTTACAAATATATTGATAAGTAGGCATAATGATTCCTTTTTAATGGCTATAATGGGTGGATTCGAACCACCACTTCTTGATTAACAGTCAAGCGTGCTACCATTAACACTACACTATATTTTATTCTATTTCCTCAAGATCATCTTTCTTTGAGGTTTGGGTTGACAATTCTTGATTGTTAATTAAATTACGACAGGTTTTCATAGCCTCTACAGCACCGTTTTTTGAACCCAGAATTTTATCCCTGAGTTTTCTTTCGGCAGCAACGTATAGGGCCGCTTCTTTTTCTGATGGAGCAGAAACAAACTTTTCATTATTTTCTTCGGCGGCATTTTTTAAGGCTTGGTAATAAGCATATTCCTTATTCTTTTTTAAAGAATTGACTTTCTGATACCACTCCTCTAAAATAAGGAAATGAGCGGTCATATCCTTCTCCAATTCCTTGATCTGAGAAACATTGTTCACGTTTAACTTCAACATTAATTTCTTGGCTGTGGAAATAGCTTTACAAGATGATTCAACGATCTTTTCTACCTTAGCTAAGGCTTTGCTATCATCCTTTTTAAATTGTTGAATAGTCTTTTCTAAACTCATAATTATCCTCCGGTCAATGGTTAAAATTTATGTATAACAAGTATACCATAAAAATTGTCATTTGTCAAGGTTATGCTCCGGGTTCTTCGACTATCGGCGGTTTAGTTTCTTCACCTTTCGGGTTAAGGCCAAAAAATAATCTGCGGGCCTCATCCACTGTTAAGATTCCTTCCTCTGAACCAACTAAAAGATTTGCAATTCGGGCCCGGTCATAATTCAAACGAGTACCCAAAACATTGGAAGTAATAACAGTATCAAGTTTTTTATAGCCCTTGCGTACCAAAATATTAGTATAAAGAAATGCCTCATACTCTAAAATTGGCATAACCACATTTTCTAAAAACCGGGCTTTCTGTTCTCTAGCATTAAGAGAACCGACATCCTGAACTAAGTTAAGCATAAAAGGCGGGACTTTATAAACAGAAGCAACCTTTAATCCAATCCATTTTTGAAGGTCAATAATTTCCTTAGCTTCCCAATAAGGGATCTCCTTCAGATCTACATCTTTATTGATCCCCAAAACCTTGGCCCCTTCAGTTAAAAGACCGTTCAAATATTCCACAAAATCTATGAGCTCATTTTTGCTCACAGAAGAACCTTTCTTAAAAGAAATAAATGAAGGTTTTGTAAAACCTCTTTTAACAAAAGCAACCATTTTCTTAGCAGACTCCTGATCGGACACAATATCATTATAAGCCCGCTCTAATGGAGATCTTCCTAGAGTAGAATCGCTGTCTTTATTTATACAAAAGTGCATGACCTCTTTATTTTCTAAGATCAGATCTTTACCTTTCTTTTGCACAAATTCAGAATTACTCCCGAGCTTTAAAAGTTTATACTTTGGCGGATTATCATCTGTAATTCTCAAAGTATAGCCCGGAGTAACAACCAACTGATTCGGCTTATTTTGTTTATATTCGATAATACAAGCACCATTACCCCATAAAAGCATGTCTTTAAGATACTGTTTTCGTATCATAAATAAAGGCTCTTTCAATGAGGGATAACTCAACAAACCATTAATATCACTAGCCCCGGGATCTGTACGAAACCTATATTTTACGACTTCATCAACAATAGTTTCAACACAGGTTTCCGCCCAAATAGTACTTAAAATTAAATTCCGTAACTGAGAAATGGAAAGGCTACTGTATGGTTGATAGGTTGCCGCCTTAGATCCAAAACCTACCGCCTCCCGTTTTCTATCACGGACTTGTTCTGTCCCCTTTAAACGAACAGCACTTTTCGTTTTCCGGCCAATTTTAGGGGTTCTTGTTGTTTTTTTTCTAGCCATTATTATATCCTCCTTTATTTACCTGCGACGGCTAAGGGTTCTCCGTCGGATTCTTCGGTTATGCTGGCTACAATTCCAGCCAAGCAATCTGAAATATCTTTACTCCCTAAGTTGACACCCTCTTCTCTCATACGCCACTTACTTTTTCTTGGATGGTCAATTTTCTTTTTTTCGGTAACAATCAACTCAGTTAATTCTCGAATAGCTGTGGGATATAAATAATAAGAAATATCCTTTCTGTATATGAAATCTTTGAGTGTATCATACGGCCCAGTATTTTTTTCTAATGAAATTAACTTGGCCTCAATACCATTTTTCTCGCAGATATTTAAAAATAAAGCAGAGTTCCAACCGTCTGCGGTAATCTTAACAATAGGGAATTTTAATTTTTTCTGTAAATTTTCAATGACAAATTCTAAAATATCGTTCAAATCAATTTCTTTTGGTTTTCCATCAACTGAACGGGGAGCTCTAATCTGTAACATTAAATCTACATAAATTTTAGTCTTATCCAAAATACGGTAAGTATGTCCCATTACTAAGCCAGCACCATCCACTACACCTCGAGAAAGGTCGATATGAATATAATACTGAGCCGCCGAATGTCTTTCTTTTTCAATTTTAATGCGATTCTCTAAATCCTCAGAAGGATTCTTTTCATATTCCCGTTCCATTACCTCAATCTCATAAGTATGAAATGGACGAAACCAGTGCTCAAACTCTTCTGAAGCAATATCTCTTGTCCAGAAACTAGAATAACCATCCTCATCTGGATAGTCTTGTAAAATCATTGGAGAGGGTCTATCATAAGAAATACATTCAGTAATTCTATCGGCTCGCTTAATAAAATTATTAGCCCGATACTTTGGAATTTTACATTCATACATTAACATAGCCGTAGCTGGATCTTCGTCATATTCTTCCTGATAAGTTTCTTTATGAACAACATATTTTAAAAGATTCTTGGGACATTTTTTAGTAGAGCGTACATCCCATGTGGCCGCCCTATCAAAATATGTTCTCCCCATCTGCCCCTCTTCGGCCCTATCAATAAGGTAGGCCATATAATCATTGGGTGATGTTAGATAAGAAATATAAAACAACTTATAATATTTCGGGCATCTTGTCCGGGCCGAAGTTCGGATATGCTTTCGAATATTTTCTGCTTGGTCAAATCGAAAAGATCCAATCTCATCAAAAATACCCAAGATTACATTTTTACCTTCAGCCTTATGTTCCTTAGAATTCAAAGACCATGCCCGGATATTTTTAGGAAACAGAACATGATTACGAATAATGTCCCGATCAATGTTCATCCCCATTTCTTCAAAGAAATTTTTACCTGTCATAGGATCAACGGTATTTCGAACCATGCGAATAAATTTTTCAAAGAAGACTGATTTAGCTTGATCTCCATCAAAAGCAACATTGACTACATCAATAGGTTCTCCGCTCTTAATACCCAAAGTTTCTTGTGGATCATTCAAACAACTGAGCCAATAAATAGTATAACACAAGAGACAGGCTATAGTCAAATCCTTACCAGAACCCTTACCCCAAGCTAAAACAAATTCAGCAAATTTGTCACTAAGCATAGTGGCCTTTGGATTAAAAGCCGCATTAACAGCCTTTTGTTGGCGGGGGAAAAGTGGCGTTTCTAACCAATCCCGAAAAAAGATTTCGGGAGATACAGGTATTTGTGAAAAAGTTCCAGATTGCTGTGCTTCTTTTTGCTCCGCATCTTCCCAAAAAGTTGACCATGTATTTTTATAATCGTCTTCCATTAAATATCAATCTCCTCATCATCAGATGATTTCTTAACTTTCTTTGGTTTCTTGGGACGGCTCTCAGTGAATTCAGCATTTATAACCTCTTCTCCACCAAGGCTTTGTATATCAATGGTTTTTAATCGTTTAAAAGCATATCGTCTTTTTTCTTCAGGAATGAGATCGGTAATGATACTTTGGAAAATTTTCATAACACTTTTCAATACTTCAACAGAAACATAATTCTTATCAATTAAAGCTTGTGGATTAAATAGGTTTAAAAGTTTAGATTCTTTATCCACTCTATCTAAAATAGCCTTTAACGCATCAATTCGAGCAGTAATATAGGCTGGATACCGAGGTTCCCGGGAAATTAAATCAAATTTCTTTCTTAATTCTCGGGCCCGAATACGGGCCTCTTTATCAAAACGATTTTCCGCATATTGTTCTTCTGCTTCTTTTAATTCGGCTTTTACAGCCTTAACCTCCCTTTCCCACTCTTTAAGCTTTCGCTTATTTTCTTTTACTTTTTCCTGAATTTCTTTATAGAGTTCCCAATAATTTTCTTTAAGAATACCTACTTCATCAAGTAACTGCTCTACTCGAGCCAACTGTCTTTTCGCAAGCTGAGAATTTTTAACAATAAGAGAAGTATACCGAGCCTGTAAATATTGCACATCAGCAAGGGCTGTATTATAATGAATCCTCAAAGCCTTTGAAATTTGATGCGGTGTTTTACCTTTTAAAAAAAGTTCTCGAGTTTTTTCTCTACGTTCATGGATTTCTGTTTTTGACGGTCTTCCGCCAGTTGAGCCGCTCATTAATTAACCTCCTAATTAATCGTTTACAATCATTAAACCCTACCAAATAATCCGCACTTGGCACATTTTCGGGAAATATTTTTTGTTCTGCTAATTCAAAAGCGTGTAATGCTCTACCAAGATCAATTAAGCGTTCCATAATATTTTTACGATTATATCCCGTAATTACAGCCATATCTTGAATTGTATAATTTGCCAACATACCCTTTAACAATAATATTTCTTTATCATTTAAGTATGTTTTTAATGCTCGAGGAAGATTAAATTGAATCTCCCTAATAGGTTTAACTTTTTCCCTCTTGCGATATTTTTTAGGTTTCTTACGTTTAGCTGTCATATTAAATCCGTGATAATTTCTTTAAACGATCAAGGCCCCGTCTTTCGGCGGCCAATTTTTTGTATTTATTTAACATTTGGCTTTTAAAGAAAACGAACCACTGATTTTTATCCGTAGGGTCTTTTACTTTTTTTGTCTGTTTATTTTCTAAGTATAAGACTACCATATCATTATACAAATCTTGTTCATCCTGTACCGGATCTTTCATTGATCGGGCAAAATCATGTGCTAGATAACTCATTATTTCTTGAACTTCTTTTGGAATGTCTTTAATCATTTTTCTTTACCTCGTCTTTTTGTGTGACTTTAGGGACAGAACTTGTCCCAATTCTATGTACGCCTGCTTGAATTAATTTCTGCACCTCTTCTTCTGTCCGAATTCCTCCAGAAGCCTTAATTGGAATCTGGATATTCATATCACGCATCAATAATTTAGTATGAAAAATTGAAGCATATAAATTTTTAAATGGCTGTTTAATTAAGCCTGTATTGGTTTTAAGATAATCTACACTAGATTGTTTTAGTAAATCAATAACCTCATAGAGTACCACATCTCGATTCAGGATTGTTCCAAGCTCAATAATAACCTTAACTGGTTTTCTATATCTTTTTTTAATTCCAGAAAGAAACTTATAGATTCGAGTAAACTTTCCCCGGGCATACCAATACATAGGGAAAACCAGATCTAATTCATCAGCGATACCATTATCAATAATTGTATTAATTTCTTCAATATCCTTCTTTCGATAGAAACCCAGTACGAAATGCAATCGTTTATTTCGGTTATCTGCGAATAAATTAAAAGAATGGATTGGTGGAAATCCAGCTACCGTAATTAATTTTAATTTAGGTCGTTTATATTTAATCGCTACACCTAGATCTCCCGGCTGTAAACATAAACCAAGATAACCTCTCTCATTGGCTGTTTGCACAATTTTTTTAATTTGTTTAGAGTTCGGGGATTTTAGATTAGTATATTCAATATATTTAGCATAATCTTTAACAATTTTTGGCATAGAGTCTAAGCTCATATCAAAACTCCCATAAGTTCAATCCGATTAAAAAGAGATATATTCCACCAAAAAAAATTAATATTCCACTAATAACTGCTAATACAATCGGAGTCATTATTAAAGAACCGATAATCATAAAAACTAATCCAATAAATTTTTTAATCAATATCATACTCTTCTCTCAATTTTTTACGAAATTTACGCTTGGCTTTACTTCGTTTATATTTCTTATCTGAGGGCTTTACCCGAGTTTTTGGATTGATTAGCCACACTTTTCTGGTCTGTTTATTCACTTGTAAAGAACTAATTTTTATCTTTTTCTGTTTCTTCATAACCACCGTATTTTGCCCCCAAAATTTTTCTATAAATGAACCGATTAGGTAAATAATTCCTGAAGAAGTCTGTATCTGTTTGTCCCGAAATTTTACATAAAGCTGCTCCAATAGCGGCACTTCGACTAATTCCAGCCTCACAATTAATTATAAAGACCGATACTTGCTCCCGCCACTGTTCATAAAATTTAAGAATTCGTTTAGCTTGTTTGGTGTTAAATAACACAACTTTTCGATCACCAACACTATCTGGCCTAAAGTCTAAATCATCAAAACTCAAATAGAGAGCAGCCAATCTTTCCCTGTTTTTAGGCAGGCGAGCCTTATATGAGTTAGGATCACGCACGGAAATAGCGACATGGGGCACTTGAGGACAATATTGTTCTGCTCGGGCCCGGCTTAAAATTAAGAATTTTTTAGCCATTTTATATAAAAACTCCTTTTATTAAATACAATTTAGAGCATTTTAATAATTAACGAAGATCCAGCTTATAATTCCAAGTTTCCACCCGCTTATCATTACAACCAAAGAAATGCTGCTTCGGTACAGAGTAGGTTTTGAAATATTTGAAAGCATAATCATCTTTCCAAATCCAGCAACCATTCTGTTTAACGATAACTTTATCAGAAATTTCTCTTTCTTTTAATTTATGGAGATGGCCGAAGTGCATGACATCAAAACCACCCATTTCCCGATGAAGATTATTAATCTGCTTTTCAATAGCATTTTCTGAAAAGCCCCTAATAGAGTCCCCATGCTCCAATAAATGCCGCCAAGGGCCAATATTGATAATAGCTCTACGGGAATCCGGGACATTAATCTTGATTCGCTTACTATCTTGAAATTGTTTTTCCCATGTCTTATAAATAAAATATTCAAAGTTGTTTTCCACTGGTTCATTATACTGATTTTGAGAACGTCCGTGATTCCCAACCACACAATTAACCTCAACCTCTTCATAAATATTCAATAAATTTACAAAGAAATTAGCAAATACAGGAATGGCTTTCCAAATCTGTCTTCCAACACATTCTTCAATTTCAAAAACCTGCTCTTCAAAAATTCGGTCATTGGTAATAATGTCCCCAAGGAAATTAATAACAATCTTTTTCAACCGATATGAGGGTTCTAAAATTTTATGAATATCAAAAATAGCACTCTGTAAATTACCGAGTTCTTTTAAAAACACCTCATAATTATAAGTAACCACTTTTTTAGCACTCCGATTGTCAAAGGTTTCATTAATCATTCCAACATGCACATCACTTATATCTAAAATAGAAATTTCTTCTCTACCGCTTTTTGCTTTCTGCGTTTTAGGTTCTGGTAATTTAACTATTTGATAATTATTATAAATTTCGGCCCCTAAATATTTAATAAGCTCTTTCATCTCACTCTTAGTTACTTTTTTTCTCTTAACTTCTTTAACCAAGATTTCATCTTTTACCGGAGTTACTCGATGATCTCTATATTTAGCTAGACCATAATTACTTACCGCTCTCTCAATAGCTTTTGGTGTGGTTTTAAATTCTTTGGCTAAGTCTTGATTCGAAGCCCCAAATTTAAGACCAATAATTAATGATGTTAATTTATCCCCAGTCCAGACCTTTTTAGTCATTAGAAACCTCCGTTATTGATTGAGCTAGATCATTTGCCTCTTGATTTTTTTGTCGAGGCAGCCATTGAAGAGTTATATCCTTAAAGCAAGCCATACCTTCTTGACAAACCTCACAAGGTTTACGCAAATGTTCTGTTTTAATTCTCCATTTTTTATTCACTTGATTAACTACTAATTTACTATCTGAATAAATAATAATTTTATCTTTTAAACCCACGATTAAATTAAGAGCATACATAAGGGCCGCATATTCAGCCTCATTATTTGTAACGGGCTTTAATAAACGTAATTGCATAGAAGCATATTTAACCCCATCTTTATAAGATATGACACCTAAACCACCAACCGCCTTTTCTGTGCCATTCCCTCTACAACTACCATCAATATAAACCTCTAACATTTTAATACTCCAGTGCAGTTATAGGATTTCCAGATTCTTTACACCAAACAAACCAGTCAAGGTGTGCCGGGGCCATATCAAATTCTTTTCGAGCCCATTTAGAAAAATATTTTTCCATTTCTAAATAATGTTTAGCTCTTCCCGGTTCATAATCTTGTTTATTTTTTGGCATAAAATATGGTTTATACTTTAATACATGGGTATCAAGTATAGCCAAGTTTAAGACCCCAATATCTCGTAAGAAATGACTGGAGGCTTTATAACCCATACCCTTTACCCGATTTCTCAAGTAATCTCTGAGTTCAGAAGCCTCTGTGTTTCCCTCAAGCATAGATTTTAAACCTTTAATAAAACTCTTAGCGGTTGCTTTAAAACTGTGGAGTCTTACAGCTTTTTGTCTAGGAAACCGAACATAAGACCGAATAAGATAATATAAGGAAATATCATCTATGTACTTATTCAAATAATTTCTTTCCTTTAATAATTTTACGGCTTGATCGGTTTTTCTAGCATTACCCGCAGGAACCAATAAACAAAACACCAAATGATAAAAGAGATCAGGCTCATTTAAGCGGGTCAGATTAAAAATCTGAGAGCAATACGCTAATCCAGTTTCTCTATTTTCTTGAATATATTTTTTTAATTCTTTTAATCTAGTCATTAAAATTCCTCCTATTATAAGTATACCATATTTTTATTGATTTGTCAAGTGTTTTTTCACTTTTTAATTGTTTACAACGATTACATAATTTTAACATAAGTCTAAGTCACCGATTTCTAATAGGGTATGAAACAAGCTACTTAATAGCCTAAAAATTTTCCGATAAGTTTCTTCTTCCTCTTCAGAATTAATATAAGATTTCCAGCTTCTTTTTTTATCCCGAGGGATTAAGAGCACCCCTGATTTTACAGTTTTTGGATCAAGACCATTCATTTTACAATACATATCTTTATAGATACAGGCTTGAATTTTATGTGAAAGATAAATATTTTTGGAAGTCTTTAAATCCCATAAAATCGGAATATGCGAGCATTTACCAAATAAGTCCCCAGTTCCAGCACTCCTATAATCTTCTGCATCCCAAACAACAAATTCTGCTTTTTCACAAACGAAACCAGATTGAGCCTCGAATTTTTTGTATCGTTTAACAGCATCGTGATCGGAGTCTTCACCTCGTAGAGCATAAGCTTCAATAAGTTCGTGACTATTGGTTCCTTCTTTTGCCAATAAAGATAGTAATCTCTTATAAAATACAGACCCTAAAGATGTTGATGTTCGAGAAAGATCTCCTCTTTCCTTTAGGAATTTAATGGTTTGTAAGACCGCCCATAATACAATTTTTGGCTTAGGTAACATTCCTAAAATGGTTGTCACAGAAGGTAATTCACCGATACTCTCAATATTATAGAACCTATAAATACCTTTTTTATATCTTTCAATTTGCATTTTTTCTCTTTTCTAAATCTGTAATCATTCGAGTAAACTTACGGACGAGCCGTTCATCTTCATTTTTAATTTGTTTTCTGAGTCTTTTAATATTAATCGGTTTCCCTTGCTCAATCTTATCTAAGGTTCGTTCAAAGCGATCCTTCATAGGTGACAATAAAATATGCCAAAATTCATGGATAATAGAGTCCCTTAATGAGTGAATCGTTTCATTCATTTCATCATTAATTTTAACAGTAAAGTCTCGATCTTCATAGGCATATTCAACTTCTGCATAAATATCTTTCTTTTTCTCTACCCGGAATTTAATATCCCAGTTTTTATTAAGACGCATTTTAGACTTATACTCATAAAACAAGTCCTTTAATACTTGCCTAAAAAATTGTATACCTTTTCTTTTCTTTATCATAATAAGCCTTATTTTTCTGGTACAATGGCAACGAGTTTACTCTTATCAAAAGCAGCTTTTTTAATAAAACGATTTAGATCAGAGAGCGTTACACCATTAATATATTTCTCATAATGTCTAAGATAAGCCTCATAATCTATCTCAGCCAAGGTCGTATTAATTAATATTTGGGCTATCTTAGTTTTATTATCCAAGCCCAATTGATATTGGCCCAAATACTTCCCCTTAGCGAATTGTAGTTCTTCTTCTGTAACAGGTTTTGTCAAAAGTTCTAACATTAATTTTTTTGCAAGAGCAATTTTTTCTGGCATTAATCCAGCATAACCATAATATTGGGTCGTTCCACAGCTATGTGTTTCTGTATAAAAGCTGGTATGATAAACTAAATTATGTTGTTCTCTAATGACATCAAAAAATCTCCCGGAAAACCCATTTAAAATTGTCTTCCATAAATTTAGCAAAAAGCGTTCCTTAATACTATTAACGGAAAAAGATCCGGTCATAACTATATTTGCTTGATTAATACCTTTTCTTGGCAAAATATAATCGTCTGTATTATAGGTATTTTGTTCCCGAGAAAATGAATTTCCTAAATAAACTCTATTCCGTTCTTCTCTTAATACTCCGCCAATATCCAAATTCATTTTAGTTTTATACTTAGTCGAATAATAATCCAATAAAGTCTGTCGATCAATTGACTGAACAGTTTCTCGAGTACCGATAATTGGAATGTGTAAACCAGAACCTTTATTAAAAATCTGCTGTTTAGCTACTTCAAAAATATGACTCCCGGGATCATCTTCTCCCATTTCCAATTCTTGAAGAACAACCTGTTTTTCTTTGTCTAATTCATTAGCGGGAATAATAGAATGATTAACCATATCATCAATAATTTCCCGAGCCATCTCCGCATATTGTTTACTAATAACCGCATAATAAAACGTATGTTCTTCTGATGTCCAAGCATTAAACTCCGCCCCATATCTGTCTAAGGCTTGCTTGAGCTCATTCTTATCCCGTTTTCCAGTCCCTTTAAACATCATGTGTTCGAGTAAATGAGAAATGCCCTTGATATTATCTGGTTCATGTCTGGAGCCCACAGGAACCACTGTACCAACCAGAGTTGAATTACCATCTTTTTTAATTTTTATCGAAGCCATTATTGATCCTTTCATTAGGATTTTATCCTCTTTGCTATTGTTTTCCAAAAATTAAATTTCTTCTTTAAAATTGGGGCAATATTAATTACTTTCCCATTTTTTATTTCAAAACCTGCACAAATTCCTTTATAATTAACTTGATATAAGCCGTCTTTCATTTTACCTTTGTACCATTAATAAAATATTGACATCCCTTTATAGGTGATATTTCAATTGTTCCATCCTCATTATTCGGAATCGTCGTAGATAAGTGCAACCAACCCTCATGATTTTTAATTTCTTTTACAATATTTGGTGGAAGCCATTGGTTAATAATCCATTGTTTTTTATTAAATTTCATAATTAACTCCTTAAATTAATCTTGATAAAAAATGTTTAACCCAATCAATACTAACGCCCCAACAATAACTCCAACCATTTTGAATATACTCAATATAAGTTATTTTATCCATTCCATATATTATCCAGCATGGTATTGAAACAAGTAAAAATAAAATCAACATACTAACACTAAACTCTATTAACATTTCTCTTTTAAGATCATCTGAAGTCATTATTTATTCTCCTTTTGAACATTTTTTATAGCAGTTAAAACAGCTACTATATTGTTTGACGAGTCGGAATCTTGCGAAGACAATTCTTTTTGAACGCAATAACCTTCATTCAACAAATATTTAATTGCATATAAAGAATCGCTACCCTTTATATTTATACAACCATTTGCTTGTTTTGTTCTATTTTTCAAATCATCAATTTGACTCATTATCCACATCTGAGAATTATCGTAATATTCTTTATTCCTTTTTTCGAAATAAAGAAAACAAGCTGTAGTTACATAAGCAACAAGAAGACTTAGTACGATTATCTCAATAAAATATTTAAAGGATTTCATTTTTTCCATTCTCCTTATAAATTATTTAAACCTATAAATATAATACCACTAACAAGAATTATGGTTATTAATGCAAGATAAAATTCCCATATATGTTACTTGATATAAGCCGTCTTTCATTTTACCTTTGTACCATTAATTCAACATAATTTACCTGCTCTTGTTTCTTTAAAATATCTTTATGCGTTACCATAACAACCTGTTTCAAAAAACCCAAATTCATAAAATTTTCAAAGAGATCGAGTATTCTTAAACAGTTGTTATCATCAACCTTTTCTAATCCTTCATCTATTAACATAAAATCAATACAGGTATTACACAAGCGTTTAAAAATTACCATAATACCCAAACGAAAACAGAGATTAACTAAAACTCTCTCCGAACCAGAGAGATCTTTCATCTCCAATATTTCTTCGCCCCGATGAATAAAAGGTTTAAAATCTGGTCGATTAGACTCGGGCCGCTCTGTGCGAATATCTACTATAGTATCTGGAAAAATAACACTTAAAAGATTATTAGCTGTCTGAGTAATTACAGGCACATAAACCTGCAACAAATAAGAGGGAAAACCCTTTGGATCGAAAATGGGGATAATTTTTTCCAGTTCCTTAATGCGCTCTTTATTTGTCTTAACCACCGTTTCCCGAGAGCGTTCCTTGAGAATAGTTAAAATTCTTCTGCCTCGATTAATACGGGCCATGATTTGATTAATCAATGTATCACATTTTTCTTCTTTACTTTCATACTCTCGTCTTTTGATAGCAAAACTCTTTTCATATTGCTGAATTTTATCAAAATTAATTTTTGCCTTTTTAAGCCCCTCTTCGATGTGTTTCTTATCATAGGGCCGGGAGCACTCAGGACACTTACCCGATTTCAATAAAACATATTTCTTTTTGATAATTCTTTTCTTTGTGTTTAACTCACCCTCTTTTGAGGCAAGCTGAGTTAAAGCTTTAGTAATTTTTTTAGAAATCGTTTCATATTTTTCTAAGTTTATCTTTTCTCTTTCAACAATTTTTTTAACTCTAGCAAATCTGTGTTTCAATAAGGGAATGTTTGGTTTCTTAATTTCAACATCTACCGCTTTTAATCCCCGATATTCGGCCTTAAGTTCTTGATGTTTCCGAGAATATTTATCCAGATCAAAAATTGAAATAAGAAATTGTCTTAAATACGAAGGATCAAATAAACTCTTTTGTTCATGGGAAGAAATATAAAAGATACTTAAAAATTCTTGATAATCCAAATTTAATTTGGTATCTAATTCTAATTTTTTAATGCCTGACATAGAAGAACCCGTTTTTGTTCTATTCCGGGATATATCAAATTCAGATAAAGATAAATCGACCTGAGCTTTATCCGCATCAAAGTTAATGATTTTTTCCAGCTTGGAATTCTGGGTTTTTCCGTAGAGGCCGAAGCATATACTTTCCATCAATTGAGTCTTGCCTGTTCGATTGGGGCCAATGACAGCATTAATACCCTCTCTAAACTTAACAGTTAAATCTTTATGAATTCCAAAATTTTTATTGTGTAACTTTTTTAACATTTGTAATTACTCCATACTTGACTAATACTTTAATAAATCCATAATAATGTTCTGTCTTTCTCATCACTAAATCTTCTGAAATATATTTTTCACAACGCCGAATGATCCGAGCATAGCGAGTTAAGAGTGCTTGAAAATAACTCGGATAATATTTCTTAATCCATTCCACTGTCATTGGAATTACTTTTGATTCATCAGCATAACTTTCATCTGTATGATTCCAATAAAACCACCAATGACAAAGCTCATGTAATAGAGAAACAACAAAAATCTGTCTATCATTAATCTCTTTTGGATTGAAAAGAACTGTACTCGCAGTTGGAATAATACCCGCAGTAAATTTCTTCTTCGAGTATTCCTTCACGAATACTGTTGGCAACCCTAACCGAGTTGTCCATTCGTCCACAAAATCCTGTGCTTTATAACAATGTTTATACATTATTCAATTAATCCCGATAGGGCAAGGATGAAAGCGTCTGCAAAATCATCCGAGTCTAATTCAATGTTAAAATTTTCCTCGACATAATTAATAATTTGATCTTTTAACGGTAACGGTTTCCGATCCCAAATTTTCTTTCGCTTCTGTTCTCCAGCCACAGTACGCAATTCATAATGGAATTTTCCCGAATCTGCCACAAAACCTACTTTCTTTCTAGCTGTAATAGGTTGAATAGGCTCAGGTATATCTGTAGCCCATTTTTTAAATGCAAAGAAAGATACCACCGCATATTTCGCCAAAACTTTAGTTGTCCAAATAGACATACCATAATAACAATCTTCAATAATTAACCTTCTATCATATTTAGACCACAAGGGTAAATCGGCACAAACATTTTTACAGTAAGAAAGATATTCCGGTAATTTCTTATGTAAATTTCCCTTACCTACGCCTTTCATCTGAATCTCATAAAATCCTTCAACATAAAATTTAGTTTTCGTTGTCCGTAATAAACAAATCCCGGTTTTCTTTTGGGCCCCATCTACACCCAAAGACATAGTATTAGGCCGAATTTCTTTATCCAAAATACTACAAATTTCATCTAAGTCAAAAGATAAGGCACTCATAATTCTATATTCACTCCAACACGATAAGTTTTTAAAATAGGGTTCTGATCTGCCACAGGAGCATCCGTATAAATACCTTCAACGATTACTCCGCTAATCTCTAAACCCGTTTCTTTATTAAATTGCTGAACTCTTTTATGTAAGTCAAGTTTTAACTGCTCAACTACTTTGGGTAATTGATCGGTTTTCATTTCGATAACTCCTTATTAATAATAGCATAGGACACTTTTTTAAGCTCGCAATATTTTTTCAATAATTCCTCTTGATTCAAGTCTTCGGGAATATCGGTTTTAATTTCCTTGACTTTTATCTCTTCTTTATAATATTCAACCTTATATTGTTTTCGGATTTTATTAATTGCTCGATGAATTTCTCCAACAGAAACCGTATCTGTTATAGCCTTGATTTTTAAATCTATGTCTGTTTCTTTATTAGACTGAAGCTTTTTTAATCCAGAACCTTTAACTTTACCCCCCTCTCCAATAAGATTAATTTCATACATAGGCCGAGAATCAATCTGTTTCCATTTTAATTTATTGTTTTCAATAATGCCTATTCGTTTTTGATCTTCGATCTCTGAAAAAGAAACCTTGTATAAAGAGCCCACATAATTTACATTTTTAAATGAACATACAGGTTGGTGAATGTGTCCCAAAACATAAATTAATTGTGGATCTACTTTACGATTGCTTTCAGATAAATGACCATTAATATACCGGGTTCCTTTGACCTCATAATGACCAAAAACATATTTACCCAAAGCCAATTCTTTCCAAGCCTGAATATTTGTTAAAACAGTTATGTCTTCAAAATTATAATAACCGTTAGTCATTTCATGGGAATCGGTTCCTTTAATTAAAATAATCTCCTTACATTTTCTGTGTTTAGAGAGTTGCTGGAGAAAATTAGCCATCATTACCCGCTCTTTAATGGTAGGGGTCTTATCAAATAAATCTCCTGTAATAATTGCTTTATCAAAAGATTCCTTGGCGATAACTTTAAATAAACTCCGCTTAGCATAATCCCAAGCCTTTTCACGGCCCTGATTACAATGAGGATCTCCGATAATTAGAATCTTTTCTCTTAACGCAGGATATTTTTCTTTGCGCTTTTTAGTGTTCTTTTTGTTACTTCTTTTGACCGCCATGATTCTGTGCCTTTCCAAATTTCTTCATATAATTTTAAAGCTTCTTTTTTAGTCTTACCGATTACATATTCTGGAACTCCGGGTAAAAGAAAATTTGACTCAGGACATAATATACTATACTCATAATTTGGATTATTTAATTTAGGTACATCAATAGAGTTAATCTCGCCTCTAATAAGTGCCCCTTTTAATTCATAAACAACCCAAACCTTTTGTCCTAATTTAAACTTAGTCTTCTTCATCATATCCTCCAAAAAAATCTCTATATTTAGCCTCTAAGATTAGCCACATAAGAAAAGCCGTTGTTCCGGCCCAAAGGAAATATTCTAAACCAATTAAATATCCCACTAAAACAATAGCCCATAGAGTTGCTGCCGTAGTGATACCCTCAACCTTATCCTTTAAATGAATAATAACCCCACTACCAATAAATCCAATACTTGCTAAACCGTATGACATTAATCTGGTAAAATTATGTATAGCTGGATTTAAAAGCGCAATTTTTTGGGTTAATATAGCAATGTTACAGGCCCCTAAACAAATTAAAGCAAATGTCCTAGAACCGCCGGGCTTATCGTTACGTTTTCGTTCTCGACCAATAACCATACCTATACCACAAGCTAGACACATTTTACCAAGTATCATTAAAAAATATGCAAGTTTGGCAAGATAAAATTCAATCATCTTTTAAAACTCCCGGGTTTTCTTCGATCCTTTTTATCTCGACTATCCAATTCTTCGTAAGCTTTGATCCGTCTTTGAAGTCTCTTTACTTTATTTCTTTGTTTCATTTTATACACCCTTCTTTTTTAAGATACAGCCAACACTTTGCGAGAGCGTTTACTAATTTGGGATCTTCTATAAAATCGAATAACAAGTTTATAGGGGCTCCTAAATAATTGACGTATTGGATTTCATATCGGGTAAGATGGCAGTCAATTATTAACGTATAAATTTTTCCACCGCAAACAATTTGTTTTGGCAATTCTTTTAAAATTTCATCAGAAGTTGGGGCAAAAATTTGTTTATTAACTTTATCATTCTCATCAAATAATCCATGAAACCATTTTAATTTATTATTAGAATAGCATCTATACCAACAAAATTTACTTTGAGGAAAACTATTTTTATTTAATTCTTTTGCTATTTCTAAATCAACACAAAATTTTTTCATTTTAACCTCTCAAAAATAATAGAGCATTAACACCCGTTAAAAGCAGACCTACAATTTTCATTCTCCAACCCGGAGCATAAGCAGAACAGCCGGCAAATCCAATTAACATCATAGAATAAAGTATGTTATAGATCATTCCATATCCGCCTTTCGTATCACTTTACACATCACATAATATTTCGGTAATTCTAATACTAAGATTGAATCCGGTTTTCCCATCTCTAATGAATCCTTTTGAAGTTTATCCAGCATCTCTGTGGTTACTCGAATTGATTTATGCTTCGTGGATTTTAAATCAATGCAGGTAGTATCATCACTAAAATCACCCTTCCATGAAAGGGCCCCGGACAGAAAATGCTTATAAAGCCGCTCTTCTTTTTCATTGGCTTTTTTCTTAATAGATTTTTCTTGGTTAAACCATTTAGGTTGTTTTGCCATTATTCTTATTTCCCTGTTGTCCTAATTCCGTATAGGGTTCCTTTGCGTTAGGATATTTTTCAATAATTGCCGCAGCTTTTTTATTTAATTCATCTTTCCAACCATCAGGAGATTTCGGTGGCCGATCATCTACCCAATTTCCCTGAATCATACTATCTCTTAACACCATCAAACCTGCAATAGCCTTGACAATATGATGAATACCAGAATCCGGGTCAATATCTTCACCCTCCCAAAACGGGGCTAAATGCCTCATAATAACAGCATCAATATAAACACTGGCTCGGACTCCAGCCTCTCTATAATTATGGCGACCATATTTTCTGGCTCCCTCCAACATAGCACAACCAACTTCACCAATTACAGGTAAAGGTACAACTGAGATAGGAACCTTTTTTGTTCCTACGGCATCTTTTGGATTAGTGTCCTTAGAATTATTCTCCATCTTTATTTTGCTCCTCTTTAGGTAATTCATAAGTTTTATTGATCCATTTTTTTATTTCATCAATCTTATAGGTTTTATGAGAAAAAATTTTCATTATTAATTGATAACAAGAATCACAGATTTCATAACTCGCTTGCGGTTGTTGCTGGCGATATTGTTGTTTTCCTCTACTGAATTCCTGATCGTGGATTATAACTACAATATGGCGTTCTTTTTTAAGCACATTAGGACATAGATCACAATAGTGAACTTCCATAGCACATCCTTTACTTCTTAATTTTTAACTGATATTTTTTGTCTAAAAATACCATCAACTCTGCAATTGAATTAAAAAATCCACCCTCACTTGCATAAACCCATTGAGTAAAACTTCCCTTATAGTGTGTCCTAGGCATGGTCTGAATTACATAAATAGGAATATCATGTTCTAACGCTATCCCTCCTTCACCAAACGTACCACAAGGATCATCTCCGGGCTCCATACGAGCAATTAAAAAATTGGAATTTCTCACATAATCAATATCGCCCATAATATGAACCAGACGGGCCTTTCCTTCTTCAGTTTTTTCAATATAAGTTTTACCCTTCCAAATTAATTTACCATTCTTTTTAACCTTTGCATTATGGCCGGAAGCCAACCACCCCTTTATTTTTTTATGTAAAGTTTCAGCTTCCATACCAGTTTTGTTCTGTTCTTCTAATGTAGGATCAAAAATATATACCGGATTTCCATTTTTATCTACCCTCTTTTTTAATTCTTTTCGAACTTCACTACGCCAGCCACGCCCACCGTCCTTAGCTTTAGTGGCTTCCATCGGCCCGATTAAATAAGTTTTAATCCAATCATTAATAATTTGCATGGTTGACTCTTTTATAAAAATAGTTTATATGTTTAGAGTTTAATAATTCTTCTACCGACTCTACAAAAATAGTTGTAAAGCCGCCGATAAATGGATGGTGTTTCATATTTTCTGAGTCTTTAATGATTGTAATAATCGGCTTTCCTAATTGCCAAGCCCATGCCATCTCAGAGGGCGTTCCCACCGAGGCTCTTTTTTCTCCAAAGGTATCCCAATTAACAATTAAGAGATCTGCCTCTTTTACCGACATATAATCGCCCATAAGAATCGCCTTTGGTGGTACTTCAGATTTTAAACCATCCTTTGAAATAGTACTGATCTCAGGGCCATTAAAAGGATCAAGAAAAGTTACCGGATACGGGAGTCCCGCATCTTTCCAATTTCCATAATGATCCCGGATTCGCTTTCTCCATGCCAAACATTTATCTAAACAAGACCCAGACATATATCCGGCCAAATAAATTTTTAAAACTCTAGGAGTATCAACTATCATCATTTAATCTTCTCCTCTTTTTTAACTTTAGCAATGTAATCTTTATCTTTTATATCAAGCTCTGCTTCCAATGCTTGATTCAAATCCTTACCTTCTTTACGAGTTTTTTGAACAGCCTTTACTACTCTTTTTAGAGCAATTGAAGCGGAACCATAAGCTCTTTCAATCAATTTTCCAATAAGTGTACCGACTGCCATAAATATGCTAGGAAAGAAAATAAAGAGAACTATAAGACCCGGAATACCCCAAGCAAGAATAGCATTAAACCAACTTCTTACTCGTTCAATAATAGTCATTCGTCTTTCTTGTTTATTATATCCATAATCATATCTAAAATATCCCTTAGAACAAGAAAGGATGTTACCCATTTCGTCCCATTCTGCTTTTCCTTTACAAATTTCTTTTGCTTTAGACTTTTGAGTAACTTGCGGAACGGTATTTGGCGTGTCTGTAGTTATTCTAGGAATAATACCTGCACATCCACTTAACATTAAACAAGTTAAAAAAATTAAAATTGTTTTTTTCATAGAGTTTTCCTTTTTATCGCCAAATTTAAACATCTAGTCCTCCTTAAATGGAATTGTTAAATCAGCATATCGCTTAAGCTGGACAACAACATTATATTCTTTTTTCACAACCTTTTTACGAAAAGCATCTAATTCGTCTTCTTTGCCCCGCATCTTTCTAAATTTAAAAGTCTGTTTTGGATTACCCTCTAAAAAGACACTAAAGTTATTTGAATAAAACTTTTTCAAATAATTTGCGTATAAGCCCTCAATAATCAAATAATCAATCTCAGAACTTTCTATGGTGTTATGTTCAATAGACTCTAAAAATCTATGCGTTCTCTTAAAATGTATTTCTCGCTGTTCCTCAAAATCTTCATAAATACGTTTCAAAGATTCCCAATCAATCTCAGATAGACCCACACAGTCTAAACCAAGTTTCTTCCTGTTTACAGCCCTGATTGTGGCATGGACTAAATAATAATCATCAAGGGATACAATAAAGCTTGACTTCTTTTTGTCAAATAATAATTTCTGTAAACAATAAGCCAATTCACTTTTATTTGTACCGGAGCCACCACCGATTAAAAGAACCTTATGTCCTTGATTAGATTTTAGGACTTTCTGTGCTCGATCAAAATCTTTATTAGACAATATTATGGGATCACCGATCATAATAACTCATCCAATTATTTAATGTGAATATATTGTTGAATCTTATTCAAAAATAGTCTTATATCATCAATAGGCTCATAAATACTGATAGGATTATAACCGAGCCCACCCCAGAGAATTCCAACCAATTGTTTTTGACGATTATAAACACCGCCGCCAGAACAACCTCCTTGAGATTCAAAAGAAGCCCATTGCCAATCCTTTGAAGTACGCAAAACTTTACCCCAAGATTCGTATAAATCAAATTTAGGATAGCCGATATGAATTAGTTCTTGATCTTTTTTTGGTTTTTCAGAAGCTAAAGATGAAGGACTTTTTCCGGGAAGGCTTCCTTTAATTAGTACTAATGCTAAATCCTCATTCATTAAAGCAATCACAGCATCGGCCTGAGTATTTTCAACCAGTACTTCTTCTGTGGGGTGGACACAATGTTTACAAGTAAGCACATAAGTATATTTCGAATTTTCGCCTATAATAACCCCAGAACAAAAGCCAAATCCCTGACCCATACCAAAGATGCTCACAGTATGGGATTGTACTGATTCTGAAATTTTTTCTTTAATAACAGATTCCTTTAAATCTTTAATCTGCTTTTTCTGATATAAATCATACCCATGAATCAAACTAAAAGATTTTTCTTTCTTCAGTGATCTTCTGCGAAGAAGAGTTTTTACTTCCCCAAATTTTTCCCACCAATGAATAGGCCCATATTTTTTTGGATAAAATTCACCTATCATAACCCAAGTAGGATAAATTTCTTTTATCGCCTCAATAGGATCTGTCTTATCTGTATCATATAGATAGCCATTACTAAAGATTAAATAAACATTTTTTTGTTTAAAGACATTAATAATATGCGTCCGCCCATTATATTTTGGACACTGGACTACATACATTTTGGTTTCATAATTTAACTGAGTTAAATAATGATTAATATAAATACCATAATCCTCACAATCACCCTGTTTATTTTTGACAAATTCTTCCGGGCTCTGATAATATTCTAATACCCCAAATTGATCTTGGTCTGAAATATAAGAAGTTTCTGTTATACACCAATAATTTAAAGCCTGTGGATTCATATATTGGGCTAATACAGGACTAACTAAACATAACCCAATAAATAAAGTATTAATTAGAAATTTTTTCATTTTTTCTCCTCCAAACAATTCTCTACTCATTACCAAACCTCTGGATTAATTTTTGTTTTAATTCAGGTAACAATTTCTGTTCTTTTAAGGTCGTCAATAATTCTTTTTGTCCCTGAACCTTAATATCACCATAAGAATAATAAGCTCCAGCTCTGTCAATGAAACCATATTGAATTGCATAAGTCATTAATACTTTTGCATTATTAAATTTCGGTGGAGAAAAATAAAACTCAGTCACGCCCTTAACCAAGGGCACAGAAAATTTAGCTTTGTCAATCATTACTCGCATTTCCCTACCGACTACTTCATCATTCTTCGTCAACTTAGCTCCTCGTCGATATTTAACAATATAGGCAGAATGATGGCGTAACGCATGGCCCCCGGGGATAGTTTCAGGATTTCCATAAACAATCCCAACCTTTTCTCGAACATGAGCAATTAAAATTACAACAGTATTATTATACTCATCAGGATTTTTAAGATTGGCGGGCTGTAACCCAGAAGTTAATTTTTGTACCAGTTTACCATTTCGCCGGGCCTGTAAAGCATATTGATCTTTTTCTGTTTGTTTATCAACCGCTTCTCTGGGAATACCTGCTGTAACAGAATCAAAAATAACTAAACCATATTTACGACTCCTAACAGCAACATCCGCCAGATCAATAGCTTTTTCTAAATCATCTGGACGAGCAATATAAAAATGCTTCAGATCATTACCGAGCTTCTTAATCCATGTTTTATCTATATCACCCTCACAAGCAATATCTAAAACAGGAATACCTTGAGAAGTAAATACCGCAGCTAAAGCATAAGCCTGTGCAGATTTACCCGAACTTTCTTCTCCAAAAAAGAGAGAAATAGACCCTTTAGGCAGACCTCCTTCGGTAAGAATATCTAAAAGCAGATTTCGAGTAGGAATTTTTTCTACATCCAAGATCTCTTCAGCCGAAGCAATAACACCCTCACCAAACTGTTTTTCCATCACAGATAGAGATTTCTTAAAGTCTTTTTCTTCCTGTGCCGTTGGTGTTTTTAATTTAGGTATGTCCTCAATATTTATTTCCGATTGTACTTTCGGTTCAGACTTTTTTGGGTCTGCCTTTTTCTTCCGGCCCATGAATTACTCCTCTCTTATATTAAAGCTCAACATCTTCGAGATCAGAAAAATCTTCCTCTACTTCTTTAGACTCCTCTGAAGATTCGTCTACATCATCCAAAGACTCTTCATTAATATCTTCGGGCTCATCAATATTTTCTGAATCAATATCCGTAGAATCATCTTCATCTACATCCTTAACTTTTTGATCCTCTGGAGTATTCTTTTTCGCCATTTCTTTTTGATACCAAGCCAAAGTTTGCTCGGTATTCTTTAAACAAGTTCTCCAAAGAGCGTCCAATTCATCATGTTCTTTTATTCCAGTGGCTTGAGCCAAATAAATAGCCATGTCCTTGGCCCACGCAGCATACATAGAAGGAGGAACATTATTACCATAGCGATCCCCGCTATTGGAATTTGTTGAACCACCCTTTTGATAATCCGTTTTCATACCAAGACGTTTCTTCTCATCTTTAGTCAACCAAACGGAATGAGGGAATCCATCTTCACCTTTAGGACAATTCTCATCTTTACAGCGTAAATCAGGAGACTTAGCTGTTTTCTTTTTAAACCGATTGTCCCACATTTCAGAGCCACAAGCACAGGTAAATTTCCAATATTTACCTTTCTTTACTGCCTTATAACCCTTTTTTGAAGACTTAAACGCTTGAGGTTTTTCTGCCATTTCTTTCTCCTTTTTATTAATTAGAGTTTTCTCCTATAACAAGTATACCATATTTTTTACCATTTGTCAAGTTTATTTTTGTAATTCACCAATGAATAATGTAGATTTAATTAATCCTCTCAATTGTTCATATAAACAATACCTCCCCATCTTTGTTTTTATTGCTTGTTTATAACGATCATCTATTTTAATAAGATTCTGTATAATATTTAAAGCTTCTCGCCACGCCATAAACTCAATAAAGATTGGTGTAATTATATTATATATTTTATCATCAAGATATACTTTAAATCCACCATTATAACAAGAAAATTCAATTTTTAATTTTGTATCATTCACATACTGTAATAATGTATGTCTATTGGTGACTAATAAAACATAATCATAATCGGATTGCTCGGAACTTACTTTAAAATCTTCTGTATCAAGAGCCCGACTCCCTGTTAAAAAATATTCTTCTGGTTTGATACCGAGTTGTTTAAATATATTTTCCATTATGCTACCTCCTGCCAACTTTTACCAATTTTAAAATCGGCAGTTAAAGGAACCTTTAATTTTGAATAAGGCGATTGAGCCTTTTCTTCTACCAATTTTTTTACCTCAGTCAAATGCTCGTCTTTTACTTCCAAAATCATACCATCATGTATTTGGTGGACATAATGAGCGTCCAAATTCTTTTCTCGAATAGCTTTCCAAACTTTATACATTCCAATAAATACCATCTCTACAGCCCAACTTTGCACAATAAAAGATTTAGCCTGTCTTACAATCTCTTCCCGTTTTCGGCCCCGGGCCAACTCAATATCGGGGAATAGCCTAATTGTCCCAAAAGGAGTTATTAATTTCTTTTTAGAAAATACTTTTTGTTCAATTTGTTGCAGCCACATCCAACCTTCCCGGCATAATTGAAAAAAGATATTTTGAATTTCCTTGGCCTCTTCTAATGACCCACCATGTTCGGCAACGATCCCTTCAGGAGTACGGCCATACATAGACCCATAAACAATGGCCTTAACTTTATTCCGCTTCTCCGCATATTCGGCATCTTTTTTATTTAGAAATTTTTCTTCTGGTTCTCGATAAAATTGGCTGGCAATAAAAGCATGAATATCCCGGCCTTTATTCACAAAATCAATTCCTTTACTATCATTTGATAAATGTAACCAAGTTCTAAATTCTATTTGAGAATAATCATAATATAAATAGCTATATCCGGGAGCCGAAACAAAAACTTCCTTTAATCTACTTTGTCTAGGAACATTTTGAATATTTGGTTTTGAACTCATTAATCGAGAAGAGTCTGGAGAAAAGATATTAAAACTTCCATGTATACGACCGTCTTCACCAATGGCCTTTTTATACCCACGAAGTTTTTCAATATGACCTTTAACGGTTCGATAATTTACAAGTGTATTTAACGCAGGTCTTTTACTCGCCAGTTTTCTAATAGCCTCTTCATTACAAGAAGGATTTCCCGAGGCCGTAGTCACTGTAACAGGTAATTCTAAATCTTCATATAATAATTTTGTTAATTGTTTAGATGAATTCAAATTAAATTCATCTGGTAATTTAAACCGCTTTTTAAACTTAACCACGCACTTATCTTTTTCTGCTTGATAATAATCAATAATTTCAGTAATCAATTCTTCCTTCGCCCTAATACCGAAAGATTCCAAATCAGAAGCGATAATTTTAATGGTATCAGTCATAATTTTATTAGAAGTCAAACTTCCTTGGGCCTTTAATTTTTTATACAAATCTATAAATAATCGAGCTGTATAATAAGTATCCTCAGCACCATAATATCTTCGATCTTCCATATTCATGGCAAGAATATGGGCCCGGTCAATCTCTTCTTTATAAGCTACTCCGTAATAAAGCTGTACTAAAAAGCCCAAACTATTGGCCCCTAAAGGATTTATTAAAAATTGCATCATTCTAGTATCCGAAATTAAATTATCAAATAAATCGTATCCTTCAGCCAAAAGAAATTGAAGGTCAAAACTGCCATTGTGAAATACTAATTTCCTTGTTTTCATGGCCCGAGCACATACTGGAAGTACTTCTTTAAAGAATTTATTCTTCTGCAAATTTTTTGATAGCATCTTTCCATTACCATGACATTTAGGACATTCGATTGTTTCGGGTAATTTATGGGCAACCTCTTTTTGCTTATCTGTTTTGGCTTTCTGCAATTTTTCTAACCTTTTAGGATTAGGAATTTGCCCTTCTTTACAATTTTTATTAGTACAGGGGACTAAAGCTCCATAAGATTCCGCATCAAAAGCAACTGTTTTTTTAGTCTTAATATCTGTCAAAGCCAAGGTAATAATCTTATCTTTAAAAGGATTTAAACCCGTTGTTTCTAAATCAGCACTAATATATTCGCCTAAATTTTTGAGATCCTTCAGATCATGTGAATAAGGTATTCTTGGAGTTTTCTGAGCCTCTTCTTTATTTAATAAAGCCCGAACCTTTGCAAAAGCCTGCTCCGTTTTTCTTACCTGTAATGATCTATTAGTAAAATTAGTCAAATAAAACATATCATATACCGGGACTAATTGACAATCATATTCGGCAGTATAGAAATTTTTTCCTATGATCTGTTTTAGAGGAACCTTTGGGCCCATATCTGGAATAAACCATTGAGTAACCATTCGGCCAATAAGGATGATTACTTTAGGTTTAATTTTTTCAATCTCTTGCTTTAGGTAAAGTTCATAACATTTTTGCTTCATGGGCTTTGTGGGCTTCTTTTTCTTATCAGAGATAAAACATTTAATAAACGTGGTCACATAAATTGAATCCAAATTAAGATCAATTTTTTCTAAATACCGATTTAGATAATTATTGTATTCTTTATCCGTTGCAATATTTTCCGCTTGAAGATCATTCAAAAAAGGTGAATCAAAAATAAGCATTACTTCTGAATCTTTTCTACCCCGACCAGAAGTAAAATTAGTTTCGATAAAACCTTTACAGGATTGTTTGTGAAAACTACATTCTTTACATCTTAACATCGAAAACTCCTTTTATTCTCCCTTACAAGCCCATAACACAAAATTTGTTAAAGCATATAAAAAATATAATAACGCAAACTTTGGTGAACCATCTTTTAAAAATTTAATGGCTCCCAAAGCCTGTAATAAACCTACACTAAATATAAAGAAATTCGTGTTTAAAAATTGCTTCCACATTTATTCCCATCCTTCAGTATATTCTAAGCGAATTGTTCTTTTTCTTTTACTCTCAGAACCAGCCTTTAAAAAATAATATGAAAAACGGAATCGCCATAACCGTTTTACAATGTGAATATATTTA